AGTAATGCCCTTTTCCTCGCGTAGCTTTGCCATACTGTATGCACTTCCTTGGACAGACATGATAGCACGCAACACAGCTGGCGCAATTATTTCCCCAAGCGGGCTTGCCCTCAACCATAGTCACATTGCCAAGCGGACAGGCTTTTGCACAGCGTCCACAGCCGACACACTCGGAAGAAACGCTGAATTTCCTCGGGAATATGCCCCATCGCTTGAACAGAGGGTAAACAACCCGGGACTTCAGCCACGGCATCGGTCCTACAGTCACATCTGTCGTTTCCGCCCGGCTACGTATTGCAGCTGCAATCTCCTCAATCCGTTTTGGCGCAGTATCAATCTTCGATTGCGCAACATCATCCGCATCAACATCAAACCCAGGCAGCAGGACATAATTATTGGGCAGAATGACACTCCACACGGCGTTTAGGCAATACCCGCGATGTGCCAATGCAGACTTCATCATACGGTGCGCAAAGCCGGTTTCGTCCCCGCAAGTCAAGACGCACCATACATACGGCTGCTTCTCACCGCGATGCGACAGCCGCCCGACAAATTTCAGCACAGGGCAAACTATGCCGACCTTATCGTCAGATGACAGGCACACCTTATCGTCAGAATATGCCAACGGAGCGAGCGGCACGGCGACATCGTCAAGGCGAGCAGCAAGTTGCTCAGCCACATAACGAGAATTGCCCGTGCCCGAAAAATAATATATCATAGTTTTCTAAAAAAATCAAGAATTTGATAATGGTTAAAAAAATTTGACTTAAAGCTAAATTTATGCTATAATAAATTTATAAAGAAATAGGAGTTTTAATAAATAATGGAAATTTTATTTATAAGTTTAGGTTTAAGTTTATTTTTTGGTTTAATAATTGGATATTTAATTCATGAAATTATAATAAATAAACACACGCAGGCGAATTTATTAAATGAATATTAGAATTTAAATAATACAATTCAAGATTTATATGAAGAAAATCAACAATTAAAGAACGGTGTCCAGGAACAATTAGAAAATCAATATCAAAATGAGTTCCGTGAATTAGAACTGTTAAAAGATGAGCGGGCCTGTGTTTGGGATGATTTAAATAAAATGAAGGCAGAATAGACCGCAATTAATGCTGAAATTTTGAGACGGAGAGAAATCGAAGAAAAAAAAGACTTCTATCGAATTTGTTTATCTACCGAAGCAAAAACTGATATTGAAAATCTTGAAAAAATTCGTCCACTCCTAACAAATAAAGAAGCATTAGATAAACTTGTCTATAATGAATTTATACGACGCCCGCTTGATTTAATGGAAAAAAGAGTTTTAAAAGGCTCTATTAGTGGAATTTATAAAATTACTCGCTTAAAGACTGGTGAGTTTTATATTGGTCGCTCAACAGATGTAATGAAGCGTTGGACAGAACACGTTAAATCAGCTTTAGGAATTGGGACAATCGCTCACTCTTATCTTCATACCGTAATGGCGCAAGATGGGCTTGATCAATTTACTTTTGAATTGATCGAACAATGTGAGAAAAGCCAACTTAATACCCGTGAAAAATTCTACATTGATTTCTATGGAAGCAAAATTTTATTAAATGAAAAGGCAGGTGGTTAAAATGGAATTAAGTTTAGAGCAAAAAGAAGTAGTTTATACAACAAAGCCTTATTCTGTTGTTCTATGCGCCGCCGCCGCTGGAAAAACGCATTGTCTGACAGAACGAATTAGATGGCTGATTGAAGAACGACATATCAATCCAAATCAAATTGTTGCAATTACTTTTACAAATTTGGCAGCTGACAATATTTTACGGCGATTAAAAAATCCAAAAGGTATTCATATTTCCACGGTTCATAGTTATGCTTCTTATTTGTTAAAGTGCTGTGGTTATGATGTATCTGAAGCGGTAGAAAATGAAGATTTTGATAAGCTTTTCGAAATGGTTAGATTACATCCCGATTGTATTCAGCCAGTTCAATATTTGTTTCTTGATGAAGCTCAAGACAGTACCGCTGAACAATTTGATTTTCTAATTGATATGATTAAGCCAAAAAATTTTATGTTAATTGGCGATTTACGGCAAACCATTTATCAATTTAATGGGAGTCGTCCAGATATGTTACTCCGCATTATGAACCAGCCAGATGTGTCTATTTTTAAATTAACACAAAATTATAGAAATGCACAGCAAATTCTTTCTTTTGCAAAACAAACTATTGCGCAGAAAGGCTGGGATTATCGAGATGATTCGCGGGCGATGACTGAAAATAGTGGAACTGTTCAATTTATTAATTGGAGTTCTTTTTTGAATTTAGTTCAGCAAATTAAAAACAAACAAGATTATAAAAGTTGGTTTATTTTATGCCGTTCTAATCGTCAGGTTGAAGAAATGCAAGCTCTATTAAATGTTCAAGGAATACCCAATGATACTTTTAAAATGAAAAACATGACAGTCGCCCATTTAAATGAATTAATGGAAAAAAATTCAGTTAAAGTATTAACAATTCATAGTGCGAAAGGGCTTGAGGCTGATAATGTTGTAGTTTATGGCGCAATTAATAAGTGGAATAGTGATGAAATTTTTGTAAATTATGTAGCAATTACAAGAGCAAAGAAAAATTTATTTTGGGTTTCAAAACGACGTGGCGCCGCGAAGAAAATTCAGGAATGGGATTAAGGTTATGGAAGAATTAACTATTAGAGAGTTAAAAGAAGAGCTTGAACATTGGCCTGAATTAGATGATTATAAAATAAAAGTTGGGCCATATCAATTAGTTAAAGATGAATATGGGAATATTTTTGAATATATTAAAGGAGAGACTCGTTTAGTTTCATTGCAAAGAAAATTTAGGAGATAAATTAAAAAAATTTTTAGAGAGAAAACTTGATTTTTCTCTCTTTTTTTGTTATAATATAATTAGAAATAAGCTGAAAGGAGTATTAAATGTTTAAAGTTAAAAATAAAGACACTGGTGTTATATCAACAGTTCTTGATGTTTATTTGGATAATGTTTTTGCAACAACTTTTTTCCTTATATGGGAAAGTGATGGGTGGCGTTGGCGAAAAGCTGAAAATTATGTGCCACCAAATTATGAAGTAAAGGAGGAGAAGAAATGAAAACAAATTGTCCTAATTGTGGAGCAGTAATTAATCCCGAACAACATAAATGTAGTTATTGTGGGACTTCATATTTTGATATGTCTGCGATTGATTTTGAAAATGGGGAACCTTTTTATTTAAAAATAAAAATAAAATGGAATGGACATGATGCTTTTATCACTCAGCTTGTAAAACCTTCTTTAAATACAATTAATTTGACAACAACATCTGATTATTGTTATGGAGGCAAAGCGGAGCAACTGCTCTCTTCTTACAGAAATGAAAATTGTTTAACTACCGAAGTTTCATTTTCAGGTATCCCTATGACAGATAACAGTTTATTAAAAATGGAGGTAGTTTAAATGAATTATGACGCAAATTCAATTGAAACATTAACTTTTAAAGACGCTATCCGTCAACGTGTTGCAATGTATATGGGTAGTGCTGATAATCAGGGTGTGCTTCAATGTATAAGAGAAATTATTACCAATTCAATTGACGAAGCTACAATGGGCTATGGTAATAAAATTTGGGTCGAACTTTTTGAAGGGAATAAAGTAGTTATAACAGATGAAGCTCGTGGCTGTCCTTTTGGGCTTAGAGAAGACGGCACAGAAGCTCTTGAAGCAATTTATACTATGCCCCATTCTGGTGGAAAATTTAATGAAAAGCAATATCAAGATGTGGCAGGTTGTAATGGCATTGGAGCAAAAGGAACGGCTCTATCTTCTGATATATTTAAAGTATGGAGTGCGCGAGATGGGCAAACAGCTTATCTTAAGCTTATAAAAGGAGTAAAAGAAAAGTTTGAAATTAAGCCTAATTTCTCAAAAAAAACAGGTACAATAGTTTCATTTATTCCGTCTCAAGAAGTTTATAATGTTGAACCTATTAAAATTGAGTTTAAAGAAATAAAAAAAATGTGCCGCGATTGGTCTTATCTAATGAAAGGTATCACTTTTGAGCTAACTAATCATATAACAAATGAACATTTAGTTTATTGTTCTAAAAATGGATTGGTTGATTTTGTTAAGGATAATAGTGCTCAGCCCATACATAAGACACCACTTTCTATAACTTATGAAGATGGTCCCTATAGAACAGAAATTGCTATGATTTGGACTAATGCCCGCCATGAAGAGAGCCATATTTTTACGAACGGACTTGAAAATATCGAGGGCGGAAGTAGTTTGACCGGATGTAAAACTGCTTTAACCAACTTTTTTAAAAAGAAATTTAAAGATGAAATTGGTCCTGAAATAGCTCGTCGAGGCTTATTTTATGCAATCAGTTGCAAGGCACCAAATCCTTCTTTTTCAAACCAGACAAAGACAAAAGTAAATACACCTGAACTTCGCGGACTGTGCCAAAAAGCTACAACAAAAATGTTGGAAGATTTTGAATTAAAACATAATAATGAATTTCAAAAAATTTTAGAAATTTTAACAAAAGAGGTTAAAGCTGAAAAAGTAGCAGAACGAGCAAGAAAACAAGTTTTGGAAGCTAATAAGGAAATTGAAAAAAATCAAAAACGAAAAGTATTTGCTAGCGACAAACTTAAAGATGCGGAATTTCTTGGACAAGATTCTACCCTACTTCTTTGTGAAGGTCTCAGTGCATCATCAAGCTTGGCTGTTGCCCGTGATGAAAAACATTTTGGAATTTTAGCTTTAAGAGGAAAACCAATTAATGCTTTTACTAATGATGATGAAAAATTTTATCAAAATGAAGAAATTAAATTACTTTTAAGTGCTATGAATATTACGCCAGGAAAATATGATTCAAAAAAGCTTCGTTATGGGCATATTGGTATTTGTTCAGACGCTGATGCGGATGGTTATGCAATTGGATTACTTATAATGTGTGCTCTTTATAAGGTCGCTCCAGAATTTATTGAAGAGGGCAGATTAGGTTGGCTCCGCTCTCCTCTTTATATAGTAAAAGAAAAAAATAAAGAAAGTTATTATTTTACTGATGATGAATTTAATGAGATTCGCTCTAATATAAAAGGAGAAGTCTCTCGATGCAAAGGATTAGGATCACTTAGTTCAGATCAAGCCCGTAATTCTATGTTTTCTCCCGAATTTCAAAGAATTGATCAGCTTATACCAGATTCAGAAACAATGGTATTACTTTATGATTTAATGGGCGATGATAGTAGAAAAAAACATGATTTCTTATTTGAGTATTTAGATTTTTCTGAAATTAAAGAGTAAAAGAGAGAAATTTGATTTTTTCTCTCTTTTTTGCTATACTATAATTAGAAATTAAATAAATGGAGGAACAAATGAATTTAACGCCAGTAATAAAAGAAAGTTTTTTACAATTTGGTGGGGCGGTCCTTCAATCAAGAGCTTTACCTGATGCTCGTGATAATTTTAAACCATCTGCTCGTCAAATTTTTTATTGTTTATATACTGATAAATTTACCCATGATAAGCCCTTTAAAAAAACATTAAAAGCAATTGGTTCTTGTTTTAGAATGTATATACATGGTGATGCATCCGCAGAAGGCATTATTATGCGGGCGGGGCAACCTTTTGCTATGCGATATCCAATTATCGAAATAGAAGGATCTTATGGCACGCTATTAGCTTCAGGTTCATGGAGTGCTCCAAGATATACATCTGCTCGTCTTTCTGAATTAGGAGGTTATCTTTTTAAAGATATAGAAAAAAACACAATTGCTGAGTGGCGAGATAATTATGATAATACTGAACAGTATCCTATGGTTTTACCCTCTAAAGGATTTTTTAATTTGGTAAATGGGTCATATGGAATTGGCGTTGGAGCATCTAATTCTTGTCCGCAATATAATTTACGAGAATTAAATGACGCATTAATTAAATTATTATGGAATCCTAATAGTAGTTTTGAAGAAATTTATTGTGCCCCAGATTTTGCAACTGGTGCTTATCTTTTAAATCAAAACGAAATTAAAGAATCAATGAAAAACGGACAGGGTTCTGCTTGTAAACTTCGTTCTGTAATTGAATGGAATGAAAAAGAAAAATGTTTAATTGTGTCTGAAATTCCTTATATGGTTTATACAGAAACAATTTGTCAACAATTAGAAGAAATTTTAAATAGTGAAGATAATCCTGGCATTGATCGATTTAATGATTTAACAGGAAAAACGCCTTTAATTAAAATTTATTTGCAAAAAAAAGCCAATCCAGCTTTTGTATTAAAATATCTTTATAAAAAAACTTCTTTACAAAGTTATTATTCTATTAACTTTACTATGCTCGAAAACGGACGTTTCCCTCGTATTTTTACTTGGAAAGAAATGCTTCAAGCGCACCTTACCCATGAGAAAGAAGTTTATACTCGTAGTTATCAGTTTGACCTTGCAAAAATTCAAAAACGCCTTCACATCATTGAAGGTCTTCTCAAAGCAATTTCAATGATAGAAGAAGTCATTCGCACAATTAAAGGCTCTTCTTCTACTGTGGAAGCTAATATGGCTCTTTGCAAGTTATTAGATATTGACAACGAGCAAGCTAAAGCAATTCTTGACATAAAACTTTCTCGTTTAGCCCATCTTGAAATTGCAAAATTGACTAATGAACAAGCAAATTTAAAAGTGGAAGAAACTAAAATTAATGAAATTCTTTCTAATGAAACGCTCTTAAAGAAGGAAATTGAAAAAGGATTACGTGAAGTTGCCGATAAATTCGGCGATGATCGTCGCACAAAAATTTTAAATGTTGAAACAGAAGAAGGACAAACAACCGATGAAAAACTTTATCAAGTTAGTATGACAAATCAAAATAATTTAATTATAACTGAAACTTCTTCACTTTTTACTCAAAAAAGGGGCGGAGTCGGGACAAAAACAAAACTTGATAAAGGGGAATTTGTTAAATTTTCAAAAGTTTGTTCAAACAATGATATGCTTTTATTCTTTACTGCAAATGGAAAATGTGTGAAATTTCAAATGAATAGTTTGGAATTTTCAGTATTAGATAAAAAAACACCGATTGCGATGTTATGCAAAATAGAAGATGAAGATGACTTCACTACTTTTGTTCCTATTAATTTTAAAGATAAGCAAAATGAATTTATTTTATTTATTACAAAAAATGGATTAATTAAAAAAAGTGAATTAGCAGAATATAATTTTAATCGTGGCTCATCTATTAATGCTATAAAATTAGACGCGAGCGATAAAATTGTTAGTGTATTATTTACTTCTAAATTACCAGTTGGAATTTTGACAAAGTGCGGAAATTTTATTATAATAGATACGAAAGAAATCAATCCAATTGGTAGAATGACTCGTGGCGTTATCGGTATAAAATTAAATGCGGACGATGAAGTCGTGGATAGTCAATTGATTGGACCTGATACAAAAGAATTTTTATTTGTATCACAAGGCGGGCGAGCTGTTCGCAATAGTAAAAACGACTATACAATACAAGGTCGCGGCGGAAAAGGTATAAGAGTTAGAAAATTAGATAATGATTTTGAAAGCAAATTTGTTCCATTATTTAATGAGCAAGAGCTAATTGTGGCTTCAGAAAAATCGACTTTAAAACTCGAAATTAGCACACTTCCGCTTATGAGTAGAGGAGCATTAGGAGTACAAACAATTAAATTGAAAGAAAAAGAAAAAATTAGTGGCATTTCAAAATTTTAATATGTTAAATGCTTGACTTTTTCTGAAAATTTTGGTATAATTATTATAGTAAAGAAAAAGAAAGAAAATTAAGTTAAAATAATTTGATTTTTTGAAAAATTCTGTTATAATTAATATGTTAAATAAATAAAACCCTTATACATAGGTTTTATTTAATTATAAAAAAAATATCTTTAATTAAAAAGGAGAAAAAATTATTATGAAATTAACTGAAAAGACAAATGAAATTTATTCCTATGTAAAGGAGAATGGTGGCCGTGTTTCTATGGAGGAACTTGTTGCCGTGACCGGAAGAACCTCTCGTTCTATTGGTGCTAACGTTCTTGACCTTCAGAAGAAAGGTCTTGCAGTTCGTGAAAAAGTTGCGGGCGAGCCTGGTGAGGACGGCAAAGCTACCACTATTACTTATGTTGTTCTTACTGACGAGGGTAAGAATTTTGTTCCCACTGAGGAATAATTAAAAAGATAAGATGGCGGGGCGTTGAACCCCGCCTTATTTTTATCTTAGTATGAACACAAATTTAATTAAAACAAAAAAACAAAAATAATTTAATTTAACTTAAAAAAGGAGAAAATAAAAATGATTTACGAAAATAAAGTTCATATTGAGGGTATTCTTAGTGAGAATGGTCTTGAGGAAAAGAAAATTGTAATTAACGGTACTGAAAAAGAAGTTATCGCTGGCGATATTAAAGTAAAAGTTATTCAGCCTATTGATGGGGTAGATACTGTGCTTGAAATTCCTGTATCTGTGTTTGCAACAAAATTTACCAATGCAGGCAAGCCAAATCCTGCTTATGAAAGTGCTCTGAAAGTAAAAACCGAAATGAACTCTATCGCTTCTGTTGGAGAGGAAAGAGCTGATTGTGTAAGAATTACTGGTGGAACTCTCCGTAATAATGAATTTGTTGATAAAAATGGTAATTTTGTTGTTTCTACTCGTGTAAATGCTTCTTTCATTAATAAAATTAGAAAAGAAGATTGCGAGCCGAAAGCCACTTTTACTATGACTCTTGTCGTAAAAAATGGCGGTTTTGAGTGCGATGCAGATGGAGTAGAAACTTCTGTCTATAAGCTCGATGCAATCGTTCCACAGTATCAGGATTATGTGGATGTTATAACTCTTAAAGCCCATAATGAAAATGTTATCAATTCTCTTCAGAATTATTGGCATAAAGGTGATACTGTAAGAGCTAGTGGCAAGCTGAACTATTCTTTTAAAACTGAAGTAAAGAAAATTGAGACTGCTTTCGGTGAGCCGCAGGAAGAAAAACATACTATTTCTGTGCATGATCTTCTCATTACTGGTGGTTCTGAACCTTTTGAGGATGAACAGGCTTTCCCGATTAGTTGGGTAAAAGATGCTCTTGCAAAACGTGATGAGCGTATTGAAGCTAAGAAACATAAAGAAGTAAAACCGAAAGCACCGGTTATGAGTGCAACTGATGACCTTGGATTTTAATTGCGAGGAGGGGTTGATTTATGGCTATAAGTATTGATCTTTTAAATTTGCAACCCACTGTAATTACACGGGATTTGTCTAACAAATATCTGCTCCTCGCGGCGCCTTAAATTAAATAGGGCCTTTAAATAGTAATATTTAAAGATAAGGCAGTAAAAATCTGGAACCCTGAGATGGGAATCAGAACGGAAGTCTTAGTTTAAAAGCTTTGACACGTGCAACGCATAAGATTATAAAACATATTATTATATGGACACTTACCTTAAGGAGGAAATATATGCCATATACGTATTTTACTACTGAAGATGAATTGGCTATGATTCAAGATAATTATCAAAATGATGTATCATTAAATCGTCTTCAAAAAAAATATCATACTTCTGCGACGAGAATTGCTAAAATTTTTAAAAAATATGGATTAGAAATTAGAAAAAATATTCATTTGGGCAAATATTCTTTTAATAAAGATTTTTTTAAAAATGAAAATGAAGATTTAGCTTATTTTTTAGGTTGGGTTAGTAGTGATGGTTTTATTGCAACCAATTCTAACGTGATTGGAATTGAGTTGCAAGCTTCTGATAAGCTAATTTTAGAAAAATTAAGCCAAGCAATGGAATATACTCGTCCCATTTTAGATTTAGACCGACCTGATCGTGGTCATGGACATTTTTGTAAATTTATACTTGAAAATCGAGAAATAAAACAATTATTAATTAACAAATATGGCATTATTCCTAACAAATCTAATAATATTAATTTTTGTTTTGATTTCAATAATTTAAGTAAGCAATTTTGGAAAGATTATATCCGTGGTTATTTTGATGGAGATGGCAGTATTAAAATGACTGGTAAATATTTAACTTTTCAAATTGATTGCACTTCAATAAAGATGTTATTAGCAATTGAAAACGCTTTAAAAGAATTAGATTCAAGTATTAAATTAAGTATAGTAGAGTCCGCTTTAGACCCTGAGAAAAAAATTAATTCTGATTTAGTTCATTGTAAAATGCCAGTTTTTAGATTATATTGTTATGGAATAAATGCAGAAAAAGTATATAAAATTTTATATAATGATGCTCATTTGTATTTAAAACGGAAGTATGATAGATATATTGAATATATGAAATAAAATCTCACGAGACTGTCTATCCTTAGAAAAGGATAAAAAGATATGCTGAACTTATACGAAAATGAAGTATAAGAAGTAAAGGATAAAAAGCCTTTACGATAACACAATTGTATAAATATGGAAAAACCACTTTTATGTGTAATGTTCCAGGAGCACTTATATTGTCTTTCGAGCCTGGCCTTAATGCTCACGCAGGAGTCTATGCTCAAAAAATTAATAGTTGGTCCGAGCTGAAATTAGTTGTCCGTCAGCTTAAAGACCCCGCGGTTATGGAGCGTTTTAAATGTATCTGTTTTGATACAGCAGAAATTGCTGCGAATATGTGTCAAGATTTTATTTGCGCACGAGCTGGTGTTCAAGCCCTTGGTGAAGTAGCTTATGGAAAACTTTATAAAGAATATGAATTAGAGTTTTCCAGAACAATGAGAACTATTGCTATGTTGGGCTACGGCATCATCTGGGCAACCCATACTGAGGTAAAAAGTATTGATATGGGTAATGAAACTATTGTAGAAAGAATTCAGCCTAAACTTGATAAACGAGCTTTTGATATTATTAATTCGCTCGCGGATGTGATTGGTATCGGTGTTATGGAGTTTGATGAGAAAGGGAACCCTCAGCGGAAACTTTATACCCGTGAGACTCCTACCATTAAAGCAGGTAATAGATTTACTTATTTCCCACCTGTAATTGATTTTAGTTATCAGGCTGTTCTTAATAGCCTTGCTGAGGCCATTGAAGCAGAAGGAGCGAACCATAACGCAAAAATTGTTGATAAGGCTACAGATGAAGTTGTTGAAGACTTAAATTATGACGCAATCCGTGCTGAAGCTAATGAACTGTGGCGTAAGCTTGTTGATAAAAACCCAGAAAATGCTCCACGCATTCTTAAACGCGTTGAAATGATTTTTGGAAGAAAAATTAAACTTTCTGAAATAATGGAAGATCAGGTTGATTTATTTAATTTGGTAGTCCTTGATATGCGGGATATGTGTAAAGAACAGGGCATTTAATAGATATAATTTAGCAATTAGGCTACCTATATTTTTTAGGTAGCCAAATTTGCTATTTAGAAAAATTTATGGTATAATATAAATAGAGAAAAATGAAAGGAGAATCTCAATGGTAAAAAAGCCACAAGTAAAATGCCCCCAATGCGGGAAGAGCTTCTATCGAGAAGATGGTATTGAAGATGTAGATTGGGTGCATATTAAAAATCGGTATTGGCATAAAGATTGCTATGCAATTTATTTAGAGTTTCGTAAAACCGTTGGAGTTAAGGATGTCCTTGACGATGACCGTTGGTTCCAAGAAATGAAAGATTACCTTTGGTTTGATGCACAACTACCTGGAATTGATTTTAAATTAATTGCTAAACAATGGGGAACTTTTTTGAAACAAGGATATACTGCAAAAGGAATATATTTAACCTTGCGCTATTTTTATGATGTAAAAAAAGGAGATAAAGAAAAAGCAAATGGCGGCATTGGAATAATTCCTTTTATTTATAAAGACGCTGAAAATTATTGGCGTGCTCATAACCAACATATGGAAACTCTTATGACGCAAATAGCTGAACAACGCAGACTTAAAGAACAAAGTGAATCAACACAGCGAATAATACAAGTTGAAAAGAAAAAGAAAAAAATAATTAAAGTCGTTGATTTAGACGATATTTAATAAGGGAGGGTGAAGAGTATTACTGATAAAAATGCTATTCAGGAAGTGCTTGGACATTTAGCGAATAACCCGACGCTATTATCGCAGACAGATAAATTCAATTTAAGTGTAAATGATTTTAATACAAGATTTCAAAAATATATATTTACAGCAATAAGCGGTTTATATAGCCAGGGAATGAAAAAAATTTCCGTTATTGATATTGAAAACTACTTATCGTCAAACCCTAAAGCAATTCATACATTTACTGAACAGAATGGTAGAGAATATATACAAGATATATTGGATTTGGTTGCGGATGACACGAGTGGATTTCAATATTATTATTTAAAATTGAAGAAAATCAATTTATTAAGAGATTTACAAAAACAAGGCTTTGATATTAGTGATTATTATTGTGATGATGCTTTAAGTACAAAATTTGCGGAAGTTAATGGTCGTTTTGAAAATACGACAATTGAAGAAATTTGCACCAATGTTAAACAAAAATTATTGAAGTTAGAAAATGAATATTCATTAAATAGTGAAGTTAATGTTGTAAAATTAACTGATGGGCTTGAAGATTTAATTGAGAATTTACAAATTGGAGCCGAAATTGGGATTCCATTACAAGGAACAATTTATAATCAAGTTTTAAGCGGAGCGCAAAAAGGTTGTCTTACGATTAGGTCAGCGCCGAGCGGATGTGGCAAAACCTCTACTGCCTTCGCGGATGCTTGCTATTTGGCTTTTCCAATTAGATATGATGAGCAAACAGGCAAATGGGAACAGCAAGGAAGCAACCAACATATTTTATTTATAATTACTGAACAAATGATTGAACAAGCTCAGAAAAAAGTTCTGTCCTATTTAAGCGGAGTCCCAGAAAGTGTATTTAAATATGGACGTTTTGATAAAGATGTTGAAAAACGACTGCAAGATGCCTATACCGTAATGAAAACATATGAAGATAATTTTACAATTGTTCGTATTCCAGATCCCAACATTCAAACATTACAGAATATTATAAGAGAGCAAGCAATTCTTCATCAAATTGACTTTATTTTTTATGATTATATTTTTATCTCACCTGCACTATTGTCTGAATTTCGAGGACATGGGCTTCGTAATGACGAATTATTGCTCTTAATGACTACTGCCTTAAAAGACTTAGCAGTAGAATTAAATGTCGGAATTTTTACTTCTACGCAGGTTAATGCTTCAGCAGATAATAATAAAGAAATTCGTAATGAAGCTTCTCTCGCGGGCGGTCGTGCTACTATTAATAAAGCAGATAATGGTATTATTATGGCTCGCCCGACGAATGAAGAATTAGAAATGTTAAAAGAAATTATAACAAGTAATATATGTAAAGAACCAAATCGTGTTTTTGACGTATTTAAGGTTCGTAGCGGACAATGGTCACAAGTAAGAATATGGTCTTATGTAGATTTAGGCACAATGAGAATTGAAGATTTATTTATAACTGATAGTCGGCTTAACCCAATTAATATTTATGACGGGCCGTCAATGCCATTAATTAATGATTGGACAGATGAAGAAAAACAAGAAATTAAGAAAGTGAGGGATGCACTTAATGGCAATTGATTACGAAGAAATTATTAAAGAAATTGATGATGATAAAATTAAAAAACTATTAGCTCAACTTAAAATACCTTTCATTGATAAAGGAGATTTCTTAGTTTGCAAAACGGCTTGTCATAATGAAAATTTAGAAAATGCGTCTGAAAAACTTTATTATTACAAAAATAATAAATTGTTTGTTTGTTTTACTGAATGTGGTAATATGTCAATTTTTAAGTTTTTAAAGAACTATTATGAGGCCCGTGGTCGTGATTATGATTGGTATTTAGATATTTATTTAGTGGTTCTTAATTGCTCAAATTATAAAAATGAATCACAACTTGAAGTTTATCGTTCCATCAGAGAAAATAAAGAGCATAGAAAAATTCCACTTTTACCTGAATATGACCCGTCTGTTCTTGATACTTTTGTAAAAAGTTATAGACCAGAATGGTTGAATGATGGAATTGCACCTATGGCGATGGACAAATTTGGAATTTGTTATTCTATTAGCCAAAATAAAATTATAATTCCACACTATGATATGAAAAATAGGCTCATTGGGATTAGAGGGCGGGCGCTTAATCCAGATGAAGTTGAACAATATGGTAAATATGGGCCAATTAAAGTTGAAGGAAAGTGGTATAGTCATCCTCTTTCCTGTAATTTATATGGTTTAAAAATGAATTATCAGAATATTAAGAGAACAGGAATTTGCTATTTGTGCGAGAGTGAAAAGGCAATTCTTCAAATAGAAAGCTGGGGTTCAAAAAATTTTGTTAATTGCGCAGTAGCAGTTTGCGGTTCTCAATTTAATAAATGGCAACTGCGTCAGCTTCTTCAATATGGAAAACCAAAAGAAATTGTAATTTGTTTTGATAATGAAGAAAGGCCAGGTGAAGATAAATATTTTAATAAGCTTTATAAACTATGTAAAAAATATTCTGAATATTGTAATTTTTCTTTTGTTTATGACAGAGAAGGATTAACGAATTTAAAAGACAGCCCAACTGATCACGGCCCCGAAATTTTTAGGAAATTATTGAAAGGTAGAGTAAAAGTAAATGCAAGTTAAATTAGTAAATGAGAATTTTAAAACAAATTATATTGATAATTTGCTTTTAAGCAGAGGAATTAAAAATTTAGAGAAGTTCAAAAATCCTACTTATTCAGATATTGAGAGTTGGAGCCACTTATCTAATATTGAGCGGGCAGTCGCAATTTTTCGTGAAATTGTTGATGTAAAAGAAAAAATCAATGTGGGGACGGTTGTGGATTGACTATCGCTACAGTCCACGTAAAATCTCTTAAACTGCGGGGAGTCCCTTAGAGCCTTAATAACCAAACCATTATAGGAATATAATGGCGGCGAGGTTAGCGACCAAGGTATGGTAAAATCATTAAGGATTGGGTAACCAGACGCAACGAAACTTCCAGATCGGAAGGACGCTCAACGACTATAATAGAGAACAGTATAAACTGTATGGTATAGTCTAATCCCGAACTCTAAAACATTGTATTTTATATCCATCAAAATCTACTTATATATAGAGGTGATAAAGATGGCTATATCTATAAATAAAGTTTCAAAAGAAATTCAACAAAAAATTATAGCAGATTATTTGTCTGGGAAATCAATGAGACAAATTGAAAAAGATTATAACGTTTCAAGGCAAACAACAGCTAAATTTTTAGAAAAAGAAAACATTAAAAAGGAAAAAGGTAATCATTATAGAATTTATCATCATAACGAAAGTTTTTTTGAAATAATAGACACAGAAGAAAAAGCATATTGGTTAGGTTTTATTTTCGCTGACGGACATATTACAAATAATGAAAATAGGTATGGGCAAGACCAATTTGGTATTAGCTGTGCTAAAACAGATAAAGAAATTCTATATAAATTTTTAAAAAGTATTCAAGCCACCAATCCAGTTTTAGAATATAGCAGAAAAGAAAAAGGTGAACCCTTATGTAGAGTTCAATTAACTTCTCAAAAAAGCGTAAATGATTTAATAGATAAAGGATGTTTTAAGCAAAAATCACTTATATTAAAACCGCCAAAAAATATCCCAAATGAATTTATTAGACATTTTTTAAGAGGTTTTTTTGATGGAGATGGAAGTATTACAAAATCATATTCTAAAAGATATAACAAATATATTTATGGAATAAACATTACTTCCACAAGAGAAATGTGTGAATGGATCTATAATATATTTGATTTTGGCTCTATTATAAAAGACTTAAGAAGAACTAATACATATTATTTTTCTTTTGGTGGGAGAAAACAAATAACTCAATTTTACCATTTCCTATATGATGAAGCAACAATTTGGTTGGATAGAAAATACAATAAGTTTCAAGAGTTTCTTCAAATATCGTGAAAACGAGGGTATAAATGTGCGATGCGGATGGCTTAACATCGGCTTCGATTCTAATTAACTACTTAAAAAAGAATTTTCCACATATAATAATTACTACTTATTTTCATGAACATAAGCAACATGGGCTTGAAGATATGTGGGAATTTATGGCTGAAAAAGATTATGATTTAATTATAATTGCGGACGCCAGTTCAAATGATGGACAATTTATTAAAGAGTTCAATTACCCTGTTATTGTACTGGACCATCATGAGCTTGAATCGGATAGTGAAATTCCATCAAATATGATCCTTATCAACAATCAAACTAGTCCTGCTTATGAAAATAAAGCATTATCTGGAGCTGGAATTGCTTGGCAATTTTGTCGGGCCTTGGACGACCATTATGGGTTTACTGATGCCGACAATTATCTTGATTTATGTGCAGTCGGTGTCTGTGGAGATGTTATGGATGGCCGAGAAATAGAAAACCAAGCAATTTGGAAACTCGGATTTTCAAACATAAAAAATTATGGACTTCAAAAATTTATTGAAGCCCAATCCTATTCAATGGGCGGGAAAGTAAATCCAACCACAATCGCTTTTTATATTGTCCCTCTCATCAATGCTACAATTCGTGTAGGATCAATGCCTGAAAAAACAAGATTATTTCAAGCTTTTGTTGATGGGCGTGAATTAGTCCCTTCAAATAAACGCGGTGAAAAAGGGCTTATGACAGAGGTTGTAAATGAAGCAATTAGAGAGGCGACTAATAACCGTTCTAAACAAAATAAAATTTTGGATAGTGCGATGGATAGCCTTGAAATTAAAATAAGTAAATATGATTTACTTGAACATAAAATTTTATTTGTGAGATTGGAAAATGAAGTTTTTCCAAGCGAGCTTAATGGATTGCTTGCTATGAGATTAAGCCAGAAATATCAACGTCCAACAATAGTAGCAAGACTTAATGATGGAGGTTATGATCGCGGGAGTGCAAGGGGATTGTCAAACTGTGAGCTTAATGATTTAAAAGGATATTTAGAAAGTACTGGGCTTTTTGAATATACCGCAGGTCATTCCGCCGCGATGGGAATTAGCTTGCCTGACAAAAACTTAGCTCAATTAATGAAAATCGCTGATACTGATCTTGCAGACTATGATTTCTCTAATAATGTTTATGAAGTTAATTTTGAACGTCCCGCTGTCGCTTATGATTTAAATAACTTAATAACTGAAATAGCTCAAAATGAAGCAATTTGGTCAACTAATAATAAAGAACCGTTAATTTATATAACTGATTTAAATTTTAATAGTTGTGAGGTCCAAATAATGGGAACTCGTAAGGACACTTTAAAAATTGAGAAAAATGGAATTGCGTTTATGAAATTTCATGCAACTGAATTAATTAATGAAATTCAAGAACTTGGAGAAGTAAAAATGAATTTGGTTGGTAGAGCTAATTTAAACTCTTGGATGGGCAAAATAACACCACAAATTTTTATTGAGAATTATGAATTGAAAAACGGACAACTCGAATTCTAAGGAGGAAGCATAATGGTTTATATGGGATCAAAAGCAAAATATGCTGATAAAATTGTGCCTATTTTACAAAAAATTATTGACAATAATCACTTAATTACTTATATTGAACCTTTTGTTGGCGGAGCGAATATAATTGATAAAATTTCGTGCGAGAATAAATTTGGTTTTGATAAAAATATTACTTTAATTGCTTTACATAAAAAAATGATTGAAAATTGCAACGAAATTCCCGAAAATGGTAGTTCTGATTGGTGGTATTCTGCAAAAGAAATTTATCGAAATGGTTGCGGTAATCCAGACAAAATAACAGATATGGAGTTATGGAGAATTGGAGCCATTGCTTTTTATGGGTCATTTAGTAATGGAGGATTCTCAAGAGGATATGCTAAACCAACAAACTCTCGTAATTATTATAACGAAGCTTATAGAAATCATATGCTTCAAGGAGAACGGCCTCTTTATAAAGACATCAGTTTTCAATGAATTAATGATTATTCTCTGATAAATTGTGGCGAGAATAATTTAATTTATTGCGATCCACCTTATGAACATACTAAACCTTATGGTTATAAATTTGAAATTGAATTTAATTATAATAATTATTGGAATTGGATAAGAGAACAAAGTAAAAATAATTTTGTTATTTGTAGTGAACAGAATTTTCCTGATGATTTTAAAGTCATATGGGAAGCAGCTGCTAAAAGAACGGCTGGAAAAGATAATAATTTTAAAGCCGTTGAAAAATTGGGTATTTATAATAAAGGTAAGGCTGCGGAGTATTTTAAAAAACTTGACTTTTAAGATAAATTATGATATAATTATATTAGAAAGATAGAAAGGTAGGTGATGTCTTAGTGAGATTTGAAACACATAGCCATTCTCACTATTCTCTAATATAAGACTCATTGATGCCATTAACAAACCTAAAGATTTAATTCTTAAAGCTTCAGAATTAGGCTATGCTGGAATTGCTTTAACAGACCACGAAGCACTTTGCGGACATATTGAATGGCTTCAATTAGAACAGCAATTAAAAGAAGAAGGGAAAATTAGTCAAAATTTTAAATGTGCTTTAGGAAATGAAATTTATTTAATTGATAATCGTGCTCCGAAACAAAAATATTGGCATTTTCTTTTAATTGCTAAAAATACTGAAGGACATCGGGCATTACGAGAGTTATCTTCTCAAGCCTGGCTTCATTCATATCGTGATCGAGGCCTTGAACGTGTCCCAACATTAAAAACTGAGTTATCTGCAATTGTTAAAAAATATCCAGGAACACTTATTGCTGATTGTGCTTGTATTGGTGGTTTTATTGGTGCTCATGTCATTCAATTAGTTAAAGCAGAAAAAGTTAATGACAAAGAACAAATTCATCAGTTAAAAAAGGAAATTGATGAATTTATGCAATATTGTATTAATCTATTTGGTGATGATTTTTACATTGAAATGGCTCCTGGGACTTCGCCTGATCAAAAAATTTTTAATCAGAGAATAAAACCTATCGCAAAATTTTATAATCGAAAAATTGTTTTAGGATGCGATGCTCATTATTTAACAAATGAATATCGAGAAATTCACAAATCCTTTCTTAACTCTAAAGAAGGCGAACGCGAGGTCGATAGTTTTTATCATGATGCTCACTTAATGTCAGATGAAGAAGCTTATAACAATATTAAAGAATTTTATACTTACGACGAATTTCAAGAAATGTGTAAAAATTCTCTTGAATTAATGAACAAAATAGGTGAATATCATCTATTTCACTCACCTATTATTCCTGAAGTAAAATTCGACGAGCCAGAATTTTTAAATATTGATTTATCTGCTTATCCAAACTTAAATTATTTAAGCCAGAGCAAAAATCGTCAAGAACGAAAATGGTTTAATGAATGTTGGTATTCATTAAATGAAAAAAAGTTAAATGATAAAATTCATATAGAGCGTTTAGAATTAGAAGCGGATGTCATTCGAACAATTAGTGAAAAATTGAATAACTGTTTATTTTCCTATTTTAATACATTTCAGCATTATATGGATTTATTTTGGGAATGTGGGTCAGTCACGGGGCCTGGCAGAGGAAGTGCAGGAAGCTTTTTATCCAATTATTTATTGGGAATTACACAACTTGACCCAGTTAAATGGAATTTACCTTATTTTAGATTTTTAAATAAAGATAGAGCAGAACTCCCTGATATTGATATTGATTTAACTCCTTCAAAACGTAAATTAATTCTTGATAAAATTCGTGAAGAACGTGGGCAATTAAATGTTGTTCAAGTAGCTACTTTTGGTACTGAAAGTTCAAAAGCATCTATTCAATGTGCTTGTAAGGGGTACCGTTCAAAAGATTGCCCAAAAGGAATTGATGTAGATATCGCTCAATATATGTCAAGTCTTGTCCCTGTAGAACGTGGCATTGTATGGAGTTTAAATGACTGTTTTTATGGTAATGAAGAAAAAGAAAGAAAACCTGTAAAAGAATTAGTTCGTCAATTTAATCAATACCCTGGTTTATTAGAAATTGCTTTGGGTGTTGAAGGATTAGTTTGCCGTCGCGGGCAACACGCAAGTGGCGTTATGATGTATAATAATTCACCTTTTGAAACAACTGCCTTAATGCGTAGCCCAAATGGCGATATTACAACACAATTTGATTTAAAAAAGTCAGAGGAAGTTGGAGACACTAAATTTGACTTTTTGGTAACTGATATTTGTGATAAAATTTCAGTTTGTCTTGATCTTCTTCAAGAAAGGGGATATTTTAATGATTGTAAGACAAAACGAGAAATTTATAATAAATATCTTCATCCACAAGTTTTAAATTTAGATAATCCACGGATTTGGGAAGCTCTTGCAAATGGTGAAGTCCAAGATGTATTTCAATTTAATACTCAAATTGGTATTGAAACGGCAAAAGCAATCCAACCGCATACCCCCGCAGAATTAACTTCTGCAAATGCTCTACTTCGACTGGTTGCCCCGCCTGGACAAGAACGTCCATTGGATCGTTATATCGCTTTTAAAAACAATATCAATTTATGGTATAAAGAAATGGCTCAAGCAGGTTTAACGTCCGAGGAACAAAAAATATTGGAACCTTATTATAAACGTGATTACGGCGTTCCATGTTCTCAAGAAATGTTGATGTTAATGGTAATGGACCCCAAAATTTCTCATTTTACATTAGCTGAATCCAATCAATGTCGTAAAGTTTTAGCGAAAAAAAAGATAAAGGAAATTCCAAAAGTTAAAGAAAAATTCTTATCTCAATGCCCATCAAAAGCTCTTGGTGAATATGCCTGGAAAACAATGATGGAACCGCAGATGAGTTATAGTTTTTCGGAAGTTCATTCTTTATTATATAGTTTTATAGGTATTCAAACACTTATTTTAGCAACGCAATGGCCGTCAATTTATTGGAATTGTGCTTGTTTAATTGTAAATAGTCAGTCGATCATAGAACAAGAGCAAGAAATCGACATTGATGAAAATGAATTTGAAGTTATTAACTGTTATGATGAATTAATTGATGATATTATTGAAAATGATTGTGAAGATGATGAAGCAGATGATGATGATGATGATGATGATGAAGAATCCGAAAAAACAGTCGATAAAAAGAAGAAAAAACAAAAAACCACTGATTATGGACGTATTGCTACTGCAATTGGTAAAATGCGAATGGCTGGTATTGAAGTTGCTCCGCCAGATATAAATAAATCAGCATTTACTTTCTCTGTTGACCAAAACGAAACAACTATTCTTTATGGAATGAGTGGAATTAGCGGTGTCGGTGAGGATGTGGTAAAAGAAATTTTAACTCATCGTCCATATGCAGGATGGCAAGATTTTATTGCAAAAGTTAAAGTGAAAAAACCGCAAATGATTAATTTAATTAAATGCGGAGCATTTGACGAAATTGAGCCTAATCGTATTAAATTAATGCGAGAATACATCGCATCGATTAGTGATACTAAACAACGAATTACTCTCCAAAATATGGCTATGTTAATTAATTTTGGACTAATTCCTGAAGAATTTGATTTAGTTAAAAGAGTCTATAATTTTAATAAATATTTAAAACGGCAGAAAAAAGTTCAACAGTTTCAGCTTGATAATATAGCTTTTGCTTTTTATGAAAAACATTTTGATATGGATTTACTCACACCCATTGATAGTGAAAGTGGTTTTGCAATTGATTCATTAAAATGGGATAAAATTTATCAAAAATATATGAATCAAATTAGACCTTGGATAAAACAAAATAGTACACAATTACTTGAACAAGTTAATGAGCGGTTAATGAGTGATATGTGGAATAAATATTGTTTAGGCTCTTTAAGTAAATGGGAAATGGATAGTATTTCTTGTTATCAACATCAACATGAATTAGAAAATGTTAATTTTAATAGCTATAATATTAGTAATTTCTATGACTTAAATGAAAGTCCAATTATTGATCGTATTCTCTCGATAAAAGGTAAAGAAATTCCTATATTTAAAATTTATCGAATTGCGGGGACTGTATTAGATAGAGATAAACAAAAGAAAACAATTACACTTTTAACTACTGAAGGCGTTGTAATTGTAAAAATATTCGGTGAAGTATTTAGTTATTATGATAAACAAATTTCTGAAAAAGGGGCCGATGGTCATAAGCATATAATTCGGAAAAGTGATTTTAGCCGTGGCAATAAACTTATTATTACTGGTATTAGACGAGATGAAAGTTTTCATGGTAAAAAGTATAAATCAACTCCTTATCACTTAGTTGATTTAATTCAAGAAGTTAATGAAGATGGAACATTAATTATTAATAATCGTAGGGATGAGGGAATTGCATAATGAGCATAGGTTTATATGATAATGATTTAATGAATCATGATTATGATTTTTTCAATTTAGAGCTAATGAAAATGGCTAAATTTTATAAGGGGAGAAGAGAAATTGTAAAACTTTCTCCCTTCTTTATCCCTGATAGCTACACAAATTTTATTTTCAGAAAAGACAGTGACTTAAATAATTTACCGATTGATTTTTTTAGTTATCCTAAAATTCAATATGGTGGACACTATTTTTCAGAAGAATATCAACTCATTAATGAAGAAAAATGCTATCCTGATAAAACTATTTATCTCAGCAAAGAAAATTATTTTCGAGATAAGGCTCTTTTTAAATCAATGATGGCGGGCGAGCATTTTCGATTATCACTTGATGGAGAAACAATTAACCCCTTATTCACAACAGATTTAATTGATTTATCTCATGACTACTCAATTTTTTGCTATGATTATAATATAACTTCTATTGCAGACGCCTGTGAAGCAATAACAGACCTATTAGAATATAGAAAAGGAATAGATTCTCTTAAAACACATATCGGATTTAAATTTCCACTTCAATTCAACAATTTTAAAACATTACGGTTGTGGCAAAATCTACGTTATAAAACTTCTGCTACGATATTTAATATAAATTTTCCTTTAACTGCACAAGAACTAATATTTTTTAGTGAGCAACGAAAAGTTAATCCTAAAATAATCAATTATAACCCATTTACTCAACGCTATACTGATGAGCTATGGGTTTCTTTATATAATCAACTCTTATATACAATTAATTGGCACTTGCCTATAACTTTAATTACGGATAATTTATCTAATCGAAATAAACAGATAGCACGACTCTTAAACCGTTATTTAATATGGGCTTATAAATATCAAGAAAAAACGCATTGGGGTTATTCCCCACCTTTCATTGATTTTTGTAAAACTTTAAAAAATGAAGAAAAAACTTCAGCCCGTGAGATTATAAAAATGGTACGTTATAATTATCCAAATTTTTTTGAACATTTACAAAAATACCACTATGGAGAAGCAAAGGAGGAATTAATGCATGACTGGTCTTGAAATTAAGGAAAAAATTGATATGAACAATTTGTTAATTGAAGAAAGTTTTACACCAGAATTTTTTACACTTAACCAAGTTGTAGCAAAACTATTAAATGAAAATGCCGAACTACGAGAACAATGCCCGCATGAATTTGAAAATGGGATATGCAAGTGGTGTGGGTTAAAAGAGGAGGAAATTAATGAGAATTGAAGATTGGCTCGGCGAAGATAATCAATTAGGCATTGATATATGGCATAAAAAATATCAGCGGAATGGGGAGACTTTTGATGAATGGCTTGATAGGGTGTCCATTAATAATGAATATATTAGAAATTTAATTATTCAAAAAAAATTTCTTCCTGCGGGAAGGATATTATCTAACAGAGGCATTGATGATGAAAAATGTTCTTTGTCTAATTGTTATGTAATTACTCCTCCTGAGGATAGTATTGAAAGTATATATGAAACCTGTTCCAAATTAGCTCGTACCTACTCATATGGCGGAGGTTGTGGAATAGATATAAGTAATCTTGCACCAGAAGGGGCTAAAGTACATAATCAAGCAAAAGCTACTTCTGGTGCAGTATCATTTATGGACACTTTTTCTCAGGTAACAGAACAAATAGGACAAAATGGTCGTAGAGGAGCATTAATGATTTCTATATCTGATACTCATCCTGACCTTGAAAAATTTATTACAGTTAAATCTGATTTGAATAAAGTAAATTATGCAAACATTTCAGTAAGAATTTCTGATGCTTTTATGAAAGCAGTAGAAGAAGATAAAGACTGGGAGCTTAAGTTTGAACGCAAAGAAACAGGCGAAATTATTTCTAAAACAATTAAAGCAAAAGAATTATTTAGAAAACTGTGCGAACAAAATTGGAACTATGCAGAACCTGGAATGTTATTTTGGGATAGGATAAATAACTATAATTTGCTTTCTAATACTAAATCTTTTAAATATGCAGGTGTTAATCCATGCGCAGAGGAGCCCCTTCCAGCAGGAGGCAGTTGTAATCTTTGTGCAATAAATCTTGCAGCATTTGTAAAAAATGGGGAATTTGATTTTGACGAATTTTCTTATGTTGTGCAGGAAGCAGTAAATTATCAGAACGACATTCTAACAGAGGGCTTAACACGACACCCTCTCAAAGAGCAGCAAGAGAGTGTAGCTAATTATAGACAAATCGGCATAGGTATAATGGGTCTTGCTGATATGTTAATTAAGCTCCATATTCGTTATGGTAGTGAAGAAGCATTAGAATTATGTGATAAAATAGGTACATATTTAAATTACTATGGAATTAAAGCAAGTTCTGATTTAGGTGATATTTTAGGACAATATAAGGATTTCAATGTAATAAAAGTAACTACTACAAAATATTGGTACAAACAAGTAGAATCATTTAGCAAATATAATCTTACTATGTTCCCATTTATTCATTTAAGAAATAGCCAACTATTTACTATTGCTCCTACTGGTACTATATCAACGATGATAGGAGTATCAGGTGGTATTGAACCTATATTTGCTAATTATTATGAAAGAACAACGAAATCGTTACATGGCAAAGATATTAAATATAAAGTATATACACCTATCGTAAAACAATATATGGAAGCACATAATATAGAAGACGATAATAATTTACCTCAGTACTTTGTAACATCTTCTGATATACCTGTATATAGCAGAATTGATATGCAAGCAGTTTGGCAAAAACATATTGATGCATCTATTTCCTCCACTGTAAATTTACCTAATGAAGCTACAATCGAAGATGTAGAAAATCTTTATATGTATGCTTGGAAAAATGGGCTTAAAGGTATAACTGTATATCGTGCTGGTTGTGCAAGAGAAGGTATTTTAGTGGCTACCCCAAAAAAAGAAAAAACCCCAATAGTTGAAGAAAAGCCCGCCTTAAAACGTGGCGATATAATTGAATGTTCTTCTGATTTAATTGGACGGAAAGACAAAATTATTAGTGGTTGCGGAAGTCTCCATGTTTTAGCATTTTTTAACCCAATTGATGGAGCCTTAATGGAAGTCTATTTATCTAAAGGCTCAACTGGTGGTTGCTCGTTATTTATGGTAGGATTAAGTAGAACAATTTCTTTACTTTGCCGTGCAGGTGTCAATATTTTTGATATAGTAGATCAGCTTGATTCTACTGGCGCTTGTCCTTCTTATGCGGTCCGCCGAGCAACTAAACATGATACTTCACCTGGTTCGTGCTGTCCTATGGCAATAGGTAAAAAATTATTAGAAATGTATCAAGAAGTGCAAATTGAGTTATTTGGAGAGGAAGATAAAAAAGAAATCAAGAAAACTGATAAGCCCATAAAAATAATCCCAAGTAAAGCTCTTTGTCCAGAATGCGGTGAGCCTTTAATTTTTGAGGGCGGATGCAATTCTTGTAAAAATTGTGGCTATTCGAAATGCTCATAAGGAGGAAATTAAGTGAAAATTTATTTAGCTGGTGGAATTTTTTGTTTAGGTGATAAATTCCGAAATGATTATTTTTTTGGAAAACTTACTGAAGCTTTTCCAAATGCTGATATTTATGATCCGCTTCAAAATACTGATATTAATGGGGTAGAAGGGAAAAAGAAATTTGCTGACTCTCAAATGATCGCTAATGCGGATTGCGCGAGACTTGATAATACTGATATTCTTGTAGCTTGCATTGATGGAGATGTCTTACCAAGTGGAACTTGTTCAGAAATTGGTATTATGAGAGAAAAAATCCGTCGTGGGGATCATAAATATATAATTGGTATTTGTACGGATAATCGGCAATGCTACCTTACTCATAGCGAAGCAAAAGACGCTGGTGGAGCTAGTGCTCTTGGAGAACAGCAATATAGTTATCAAAATATTTTCGTGACGGGCATTATTAAACAAAGTGGTGTCCTTGTCTCTTCAATTGAAGAAGTAATTGCTTTTATAAAAGAAAAGGAGGTTGAGTTTGATTAATGAAAAATCTCCTCTATGATATAAATGAAAAGCCGAAAACACTAAAAGAGTGGGTGCTTTACCCACTCCAAATGGTGTCTAGTTGTATTGTTGCAACAATTTTAATTGCTAATATTTGCGGGACACCTATTGATGCGTGTTTGCTTGGTGCTTGTCTTGGCACTTTAACTTATCAGTTAGTTACTAAAGGCCAATCACCAATGTTAATTTCTTCTTGTGGTGCTACGGTTTCCGCAGTTATAGGTGCTCTTGCAATTGGCACAGCTCCTAATTATTTAGCAGTAGCAATCGGCGGTGTAGTTATTGCAATTGTTTATGGGCTATTATCTCTTTTAATTAAAATAAAAGGACAGGATAGTTTCAATAAACTATTCCCACCCACAATAATTGGAGCTATTACAATTGTAATTGGTATTAATCTCGCGGGCTTCATTCCGACTTATGTTCAAGTTAATGGAGAGCAGTCTGGAATCGGTGTCGGTATTGCAATTTTTGTTATGTTTGTAGTAGCCCTTAGCTCGCATTATTTTAAAGGTTTTTGGAAAACAATTCCATTTTTGATTGGTATTTTTTCGGGCTATATTGTAAGTTTAATTTTGACAATAAGTAATGTCATTCCGCTTATTGATCTTGAAGCCTTTAAAGAAGTTAATTTATTTAAGTTTCCTCAATTAACTTTTATAAATTGGAATTTTTCAGAACTTAGCTGGGCAACAATTGGTAAGGTCATTTTGCTATTTGTTCCTGTTAGTTTAGCTTCGGCAATGGAGCACTGTTCTGACCATAAAGTTTTGTCTAATATAATTGGAACAGACTTAACCAAAAAACCAGGACTTCATAAGACACTTTTGGGCGACGGTATTGCCTCAACCGTTGGCGCAATTGTGGGCGGATTGCCTAATACTTCGTATTTTTCGTGCGACCTTATACAGTAATGTATATTGAATAATCTCATTAATCGTGGAAAATCTAAAATTTTAGATGACCATATACTAAATTATATATGCTTCCTTTTAGAGGAGGTGCAAAATTTTCATGGAAGAAATTTGGAAAGCTATTCCTAATTATAGTAGTTATGAAGTTTCTAATCTGGGCAGAGTAAAAAGCTTGGCTCGTGAATGCTAGCATCACGATGGCACTATTTGCCATTTGAAAGAAAGAATTTTATAGTAGTCTATTACTATAAAATATCATAATGGGAAAATTGATTATACTAAAGTCAAATTAGTTGATGATTAGGGTATTTCTCATAATTTATATGTTCATCGTTTAGTAGCTGAAGCTTTTATTCCGAATCCCGAAAATTTGCCAGAAGTAAATCATATTGACTTAAATAAATCTAATAATAATATATATAACTTAGAGTGGGTATCAAAGTAGTAGAATGTAGAACGCTGTATTCAAAAGCCTCATAAAGGCTCTACCAATGGAAATTCTAAATTATCTGAAGATATTGTAATATGGCTTCGTAATTATTATTAGAATAATAATGTTTCTTATGCTGAAACTGCAAGACAAATTTTAAACAAGTATCATATATCTATTACTCCAGAACAAGTTTCTAATATTATAAAAAAATAGCAATGGTAGCATATATAATCAGTTCAACGACTATCTTTTACGGTGAAATTCCGCAATGAGAGTAGGGCCAAATGGTGGGTGAAAACCCCTTAAATCGAAATGTGAGACTGCCAAAATGGTAGGTGATATAGTCTGCTCTTTATAGTGATATAAAGCTGGATTTAATTCCGGTTAAAGTGTAATGAACTTTAATGAACATTAGGATGGCGAGGCAATAGCAACAATTGGTTTTAGCCGTGTTGCTTCAACAGTAATAACAACAATCTCTGCCTTAATTTTAGGCGGGCTTGCTTTTATTGAACCAATTCAAGTATTTTTTAATTCAATTCCTTCCTGTGTATTTGGCGGTTGTGCTATGATTCTCTATGGATATATTGCATCTAGCGGTCTTAAGACTTTATTAAATAATAAGGTCGATTTAGAAGATAATAAAAACTTAATTATTGTTTCTGTTATACTAACAGTAGGCGTCAGTGGAATTTGGTTATTTGACAATGCGTTTAGTGGTGTTAGTTTAGCAATTGTTTTAGGCTTTACTTTAAACCAAATTTTACATAAAAAAATTTGACTTTTTCTCCTATTTATGCTATAATAAAATTATAGAAAATAAATAGGAGAAATTTTGTATATGAAAAGATTACTTAAACAAACTACTGAATATGCTGTGAGCACTGAAGAAGAAGCAAAAGAATTAATGGAACAATTTAGGACACAAGCAAAACAAGAAGGTTATCAAGTTATTTCTGCGGGCTATACCCATAAGGAGAAAAAAGCTAAAGGCGAAATCGTAGCAACTCATGAGCTTGTTAAACTTAGTGCTGAATATGAAAAACTTTGGGATGATGTGGAGTGATTAAATGAACGCACATGTTATAGAAGATAAAGAAAAAAATCAACAAATTGTTGAAGAAAAGATAAATAAAATAATGGACTCTGCCGAAGTGGCAAAGCAAGGTCAAGAAAGTTTGTTCAAACAACTTTTTGCTAATATTGAACAAATTAATCCAGAGCTAGGTGGTTTTGAAGAAATAGCTTCCATATTGGCTTTACCAGATGAACAATTCGATTTAATTGCTCCATTATTTTTGGACGAATTTGAACGAGCCTATAATAATGTTAATGACCGTTTAACATTAGTCCAAGCTTTAAATGCGACTGGTATGAGCCTTGAAGAATATCGAGCAATGTTTGAAGATTTAAACAAACAAATTGAAGAACAAATGAGTGGAATAATGACCGCCCGCAAGAGAGATTTCTTAAAGAGAATTATTGCACTTAATTATAATGCTTTGTCCGAAACAGAAGGAATTAACAAAAAAATAATTGAAATTCCAATTGAAATTAGTGACGATGGACAAATGCCAACTTACGCTCATCCGTCTGACGCTGGTATGGACATTTATGCAACAGAAGATATTGAGATTCTCCCTGGAGAGACAAAACTTCTTCACACAGGACTAAAAGTTGAACTTCCACTTGGCTATGAACTCCAAATTAGACCTAAAAGCGGGCTTTCTCTTAAAACTAAAATGAGGGTCGCCAATTCACCCGCAACCATCGATGCCAATTATCGTGGAGAGATTGGTGTAATAATTGACAACATTGAACCAAAAATTAAGGACATAACCTATGACTTTGATGAACATGGTTTTCCACGTATTACCTCAATCCTAACTGGTGCTCCATTTTATATTGAAAAAGGGCAAAAAATAGCTCAACTTGTTTTAAGCGAAGTTCCCAAAGCTTGTTTTTATCAAGTAGATAAAATTAATGAGGAGACGGATCGTGGTAGCGGTGGCTACGGTTCAACAGGAAAATGAGCAAAATAACAATTGAGCAAATTAAAGAAACTTTGGCGTAGGACAAATGGAAATTAATTTCTCAAGAATATAAGAATTTAGATAGTGAATTGGTATTTGAATGTGATGAGGGACATAAAGTTTATTCCACTTGGAAAAAATAGCGGGATAAACGTTTTTGCCCCATCTGTCAATAGAATTAGCTAAAGCAAATAACAAAAGAAATTATTTCAAAGCCGAAAGGAACTAAAAGAACATTAGCTTTAGATTAGGCAAGCCACTTAACTGGTTGGGCTATTTTTGACAATGAGCAATTAGTCAAATATGGCATATTTGAAGCTGGTGGCGGGGAAGACGATGCGCGCATTGATCAAATTAGAGTTTGGCTAAACTCAATGATTATTAACTATTAGCCTGATTTAATTGCTTTTGAAGGAATACAGCTTTAGGATAAAAGTGAGAATCGTCAAATGGGTGTTGTAGTTTTTCAAAAACTAGCTTGGCTTCAAGGAGTTTTAATTAATACAGCTTATCAATTAAAAATTCCTTATGAAATTTGTCATACAGCCACTTGGCGAAATTATTGCGGAATTAAAGGTAAAACACGGACAGATCGAAAAAGAGCTATGCAAATATTAGCAAAAGATAAATATGATGTGTCTTTATCAGAAGATGAAGCGGATGCTGTAGGTATTGGCTATTATGCTTCACACACTTTTAATAAGATATATAAAATAGAAAGCTGGGAGTAAAAAATACTCCCAGCCTTTTTTATTTTTTATATAATCCTATTTTTGTTTTTAACTCTGCTGTTTTTGTAATTAGTTCAATATGCTTTTCTTCCCAAAGCTCTTGCATAAATTTAGGTATTTCTATTTGAATTTCACTAATTAAGCTAACTACTTGTTTATGAAGCCGTTCAGCATGGCCAATTTCTTCATTAGCTAGTTCAATATAGGTTTCAGCTAATTTCGGAAACTAAGTTCTATAAGTTAAAGCACTGTCAATATACTTGTTTGAGTCTTCTAGTTCTTCTTCAATCTGCTTGGATAAAACTTTAATTACTCTCATTGAATTAAAGTGAATGACACATTAGATACTATGGCATCTACTCCTAAATTTTTTATAGTTAAAACAAGTGGTAAATTATTTCGAATAGCACAACAATTAGGTAATACAGTAATAGGCATTTGAAAACTAATATTTTCAATACCATTAGCTGTTGCAGAATTGACAGTAGCACGAGCGCCACTAATTAAATTATTATTTCCAAACAGTTGCATTATAATATTACCAGTTGTGCCGGCCGTAATTACATCCATATTTACCAAAACTAAATAATTTCCAGAAGCTTTAATTGCTACATCAGATGAACCAGCATCATGAGCAATTTTACAACAACTTAATGTAGAAGAACCTAAATTAACTAAACTATCAGTCGCGACAGTCTGCTGTGTCGTATTTGTCGTGTTATACATAGGTTATCACCTCTCCTTAATAGCGATAACTCAGTAGGTTTGGCAACCGGCACAAGTAGGAGTCGAAGCCTGATAGGGACTGCAAGTAATATACGCAGGTTTAGCTATTGGACGTAATGTTTCCACTAAATAAGAATTTTGCATATGTTGAGAATTTTGGAAATTTGCATAGAGTAAATCCCGATCACGATCAGCCAATTTATCACGAAGTTCCTGCATCGTCTTTTCGGTAATTAACGCACGAGTGGCTTCACCTTCAGCATGAATTGCATTAGTAATTTCACAAGTATTTTTATAAGCTTCAGAACGAACGCCATCAATCGCTCGTTGTGTAGCACAGCAGCATTCTTGCTGAGCGAAACGGTTATCACACAGGCCTTTTTCTACACCAGCGAAGCCTGCGTTAATGTCGGACTGCAAAGAAAAAGTATTATTTAAATTATCATATCTCGTATTGCCAAAGCCAGTTGCAACTTCTTTACCGAGGCCACATAAAGCCTGCTGTATTTCTCTTTGATTGCCTAAAATGTCTTGACGGCCAAGACCATCAAATAATTCCGCCTGAGTTAAAGCATTTCCACCATTCTCGCCATTAAAAGCACGCATAACCCACATCCATACGAGGTAAATGAATGGATTATTAAACCAACCTCCACCATAGTCGTCATCTCTTCTGCTTAATGCCATTGCATCAGCGACAGATAAATCACCCATATTAACATCTCCTTTTTAAAAAATTTTATATATAAAAAGATAAGTTAAACTTATCTTCTATACTAATTAATAAAATTTAAGCCTGCCTAAATGTCCTATTCACTTATTCCCTATAGTTTTGCTCGTGAAATTAATTCATTTAAAGTTTGCTGATTTAATTGAGAAAGTCCCATAATAAACTGTTGTTGATTAAAATTACTTTGCGGGCCTCCTTGAAAATTAGGCATCGGCATATTCATATTCATCATTCTAACTTACCTCCTAATGTTTGTTTTTTAGGAAAAACTGCTTCTTCAATTTTTTTAAGTCGTTCTTCAAAATTTGTAGTTGATTGCGGAACTGCATTTTTTGGTTCATAAGCACTAAACTAATATGCCATTAAAGTTGGAGTTCCATTTTGTAATGTTTTAATATAAAATACTCCTTCACTCATACAAATTGCTAAAGATAAGTTATTTCCCATAGGGACATTTGCCATTTCCAATGAATTATTAATAAAATAAACGTTGCCCTATGGCGTGGGGAAATATTGCTATGCCTAAAAAGATGGCATTGAATTATATGGAATATTTGTCATAAAATCACCTCAAAAGAACTTTTTTCTTTTTTCCTTCTCATAATTAAGTAAAAAAATAAGGACTAAGGATTATTTTAAAAATCCCTAGTCCTAAATTTTTATCATTTTTATATAAATTTATTTTTGAATAAATGGCATTAAGGCAGTCATTTCGCTAAGACTTACAGAAAGGGTAGCAAGTTCATCAAGTGAAAAAGTAATATCAGGAATTGTAAAATCACAAGCCTCAAGCTCCATAACTTTTTCATGGCATTCTTGCTCTTTTCCTTCAATTATTAAAACATCTCGTCTATCTTCTGTCATTTTGTAATGACCATTTTCATCTTTTTGTGCATATTCCTCTATCAGTTTATTCATTTGTTCTTGATAAAAAGTTATCGGTTTTTCAATAGCTTCTTTTAATTGGACAAATTTATAAGCTGTTTTAAAAGGAATTTCAGTTGTCCCCGCATCAATTCTTTGATAAACTGCACTTAATTGTAATAAATCACTAATTTTCATTATTTAAACTCCTTTATATCTTTATTCTTTTATAATTTTATTATAACATAAATTTTTAAAAAAGTCAAATTACGAATATGCTACGGGAACAATTACCCACTTATTAGTAGCATCACTATAATATTTTAATACCTTATTTTCGCTATCAATCCATAAAATATTCTTATTAGTAGGAGCAGTTGCTGAGACTTGGAATGAAGCAGTTAAACACTTTTTTAATTGCGTTTGTAAATAAAGAATACTATCAACATTACTACTATCCGACATCCATTTGTTTAATGCTTCACGTTCTCCCGCTTTTAGATGATATTTAAAGTCTGGGCCATTAACATCATTATAGTGTACTTTTGCATTAGCAATATCCTCGGCTTGTGTAGAAGTTAAATGAAGTGCAGTACTATCTATATGTTTTGTTAAATTTATATCTGTAGTATTCCAACGATTAATTAATGTGCCCGAAATATGATAATAAGTAGAATTGTTATCAGGAATTATAGTTGATGTAGAAGCCGTCAGAGTTGTATGATTTTTCAAAGATGCATCAGTAGTATTGGCGAATTTTTCTAGTTGAATAATACGATTATAAACACTAGTCTGACGTTTTCCCGCTTCATCGCTTACAGTTTCAGCAAAAGGAATACGCCCCGCGTCTAAGGTATAATTTGTAGTAGAGCTATCTGCTCCATAATCATTAATAGTTAAAGTTTTATTGGGCACTTGTGTGGGTAAATTATTCCATTGCACTGGTGTATATTGATATGCTCCATTTTTTACTGTAGCCAGTACAATATAACTTGCATTTTGATCACTAATTACAGTGCCATCGAGCTATGTTAATGTTAATGCCCGTCCTACAGCAGTATCAATTTCCTCACCGCTATATATACTTTTATAATCTGCCATAAATCTTCCTCCTTTTACTCCTCTACTGTGAATTTTTCTTTAGCATTATCTTGGTATTGAAGATAAGCTATATCGGTATAATAATAGAGTGTAGTTAAATTACGGCAGATTTCAGCTATTTCACTCCACTCTTTAGACTTACTGTTAATACAATAATATTGTGTTGAAACCAAATTGCCTGTTCTAACATTATAGCTATTTGACTAAGCATAAAGCTTTTTCGACGTCCAATCTTCTTCAGTTAAAGCAGAAACTAAAATACTCTTACGAGCATAAATAGTATTGTCCTGTATCATAAAATTTGAATAACCGAATTTTGCGTCATCCCAGTTTCCACAATCAATTATAAATTCATTTAAGTTACGTGTATTAACATTTATCGACGCATATTGCCGACTACTATTTAACAAACGAATTAAAGCTTTTTCAGCGTTTGCCGTAATACCAATTAATTCTTTTTTAGTTAATCCTGGCGTATTAATACCAATTTGATTTTTTAAATAAGAAACTGTTGGTAATTTTTCTAAGCCTAAGTATGTATAAATAGGTGTTTCACAACTAATTAAATCTATATTATCTTGACAGCCGTACACAAAGCTAATTTTTGCTTTAATATAAATAGTTGAAGTTTTTTCCTAATCGGATAAAATGATAGGCGAAGCAGAGAAATCTAAATTAAACCAATCAATTTTTGAATAATCTTGCTTTTGCACTATAACTTCATTAATTGTGCTATTTGAAAAATCTTTATTAAAACTCCGCTATATTCGAATTTGACAAACAGCATCGGCTTTTTGGCCCCATAAGGAAGAAGCTAAAGAAGAGAATAGTAATAAATTAAAATCTTGTTTATTATTACCACCATAATCATCAATTTTTAACTATGGCTAAATTATTCCTTCAATCGTTGAACAGTTGGCAATTGTAACGACTGGATTTACAACTCTGCCAATTCGAAAACTATAATCAATTTTTAAAATTGAATTTAATGGTGTTTCTAAAACCTCACCCTTGTAATTAGTTTTAATTCCTAATCCATATTTAATATTTTCAGCCTACTGCCCACGACGTAAAATTGTGTAAGCAACGTCATTAATTGTGCCATCTGTTAATTCAATTACACGATTATAATTAGAATTGTTTTCACTTTCATATAAAATATAACTAACCAACTACCGCCCGCAAAGCTATGGCTAATTTTCAGACAAATTAAACTTTAAAGTAGAACCTGCATTATACCACATATTTGTAATTTTTACTTCGTCTACCAAAGCCTACCAAGAAAACAAATCTAAATGATACTTATCTAAAGTCCAAGTAATTTTGTCTGCGGGCAAAGTTAATAAATTAAAAAAAGGAGCTTCTTTATAAATTAAATTAATTACAGTTAAATATTTAAAACTTTCAATTCCCTGTACTTTAACAGCCTCATTTTTAGGATCACAATTAATTGTTAAAAATAAATGATAATTATTTTCGTCTTCTGTCTAATTAGTTCCCGCAATCGCATCACTAAAGGACTTTTCTGGTATCAAAATATGTGTTGCTATTATCTTATCATCTGGAGTTGCCTATTTATAAGAAACTTTAAAATTATCGTTATTCTATTCTTTAAGAAAATAACGTCCCTCAATTTGTTTCAACGTTGAAGTTAAAGCAAATATTTCAAAAGTTTTATTATTATTTTCAATCCAAAGCTTTAAATTAAAATCATAGTTATTAATTTCTTGATCTTTGTTAAATTCGATGAGCTCGTCTGGAAAAATAAGTGGAGCAATAGGAATGTCAATATAATTTGTAGTAGATTTGTTTAACCAAAAATGATAATTGATTAATTTAGGCGTCCAATCACTATGCAATTCATTATCAGAACTAATCGTCAAATTAATTGCAGACATAGATAACTAATATTGTTTACCTAAATCACTCTCTGTCGCAGGACGTTCTAATCCACCTTCACCTTGGTATAAAACGAAAGAAGAACTCCACGCAACTATTTTTAATGACTCACTAATATTAGTATTAGTCTCAAATAACTCATTATTTTCAATCCATTTAATTTTTATTTTAGAGGGTTCAAAATAATAATACCCATTCTAATTTTGGGTTAATTTCTTTATCCAATTAGCTTCGTTAAAATAGTAAATTAACGGAAGCTTTGAACTCGAATAAAACAAAATATTATCATAATAACAATCATAAGTAATTGCTAGCTCCTGCGGAGGAGACTCAGTTTCAGTCTCAGCAATTATATTAAACTATAAAGCATTAGACACGATAGCGTTTTTATCCGCCATCGTGCTATCATATATATGTTGAACCTAAACTTTCATTAATTATTAACTCCCTTTACTCAATAAATAAATCATATCCTACTACTTGATTTTTATTATTAAAACGTTGAGCAAATACCGCAGTATCGCTATAATGAACGTCTTTATTTACATAAAGATTTTCAGTAGTAATTAATCCTTCTTTCACCATTTTTGCTAAAGTTAAATTATGGTAATTAAATTCTAACTCATCATTTTCATTATTAAAATTAATAGCCCAATTAAAATAGTTAGATTTATTTTTCTCTAAATAAAAAGTAGATTTTAGGTCTTGATTCTCTATAATATTGCTATTAATATTTCCAAAATAAATTGCATTTTGATCTAAGAAAATTGTATTTGAATCAAAAGCATTATCTGCATTACTAATATGTAATGAAGGTATATTAATCTTATTAACATTTCTATTAATTAAGAAGTGGTCTTGTGCAACTTGAAAAATTGTCTTTCCATCACTATCATTAAAATCAATACCAATATCAGCATCCTAAATTGTTAATGCCTTTCCATCTTCACGGCCATAAATTGTTGTGGCAATAATTTTAGAAGCTTCAATTGTTGTATCAGTAATAATAGAACCAGTAAAATAACCTCGACTTGCATAAAGTGAACCATTAGAACTAATTTGAAATGGAGCATTTTGAATATCTTCAAATTTCGTGCTTTCTGCACCTGCCCAAAATACAATTGGGCTAGTATCATTATCTTTCATGCGTTCAATCATAAAAGGCGTTGAACTTAAAGTATTAATTCCTGCATATTTTTGTTCTGAACCTTCAGTATAATGCGTGGTTAATGTGCCAGTCAAAAATACCGAAGTGGCATATAGACCTGAAGTAGTATCAAAGCTATCACGATAAGTAATAGGATCAATAACTTTCAAAGGAATTTGCCCTATAATGACTTCATCATTAAAGTCAATATTATTAGCTCGACGAGTAATAGACGCAAAGCTAATTGAATTACGTTTTAAACCTAAACTATCAATATCTCTTGAAGTAGCATTTACACCAATAATCCAATCTTTTAATTGTCCTTCATTTACGTTTTTCCCTAAAACTAAAGCAAAATCATAATTATTATTTATGCTATTGCTTAATAATTTTACTTCAAAATAACCCTAATCATTTTCTTGATAAATAGCACTTACAATACCATAGGCGCCGTCCGCATAACGTTCAGAAACGGCAATATTTTCTTTGGTTAAGAATACTAAGTCATCCAAAGCTAAATTTGTTAATGCTGTGCTATCCTTACATTTGATTTTTAATCCTGTATCATTCGGTTCTACTAATTCAATAATAACACCATTTTTAAAGATATTAATACCACCAGATAAACGAGCTGAAGCAGTATCAAATACAGCGGTTTCAACATTAAGAGAATTTGCTGTTAATTGATTAAATCGTCCATATCCGCCAATATCTTTATCTACTCCAATAACCCAAGCATTGGCACTATCAATGTATGGATTCATACCTACTATTGTAGACTTTTGACCATCAATTGAAATTAAACCAAAACGAGCTTTATCTTTTTCAAGTTCTAAAGTAGTTCCAAAAGTTGCTCTGCCATCATTATAAATTATTAAAGCCCCACTCTCGATTACCTTATTTTTATAATTATCAGGATTATAAATATAAGCGGGCGTGCCAGTAATAGCACCAAGTGTAAGTTTTTCTGTTAAATTAGCGGAACCTAAACTAATTTGATTAGCAATAATAGCACCCGTTTCTGGGTCAATAAAGAAGCCTAATTTTTGGCTACTATCAAAAAACGTAGAACTATAAAATCCCTTTTGATAAAGTGGTTTTTTATCAAAGAACCAATAATCTTTAAGATCACGCTTATCGTCTCCACTTTCAGGCTTTAAGAAAAGAGATAAGTCTTTTGTAGTTTCATGGGGGCCTATACCCGTATAGCTAGTTTCTGCTTTCGGCTCATAGTAATAACCATATACTTCTTCTAAAGTTTCAGGCTAATGATTAATTTTATCATAAGTATTAGTGCTACTTAACACCATTTCATTTTGATTCTTCTCAACAATTAATCTAAGAACTTTTAAATCTCCAGAAAAAGTACCAGTTGCACCTTCTAATTTACCTTTAAATACTACATTACCACTATCATCAATATAGAAAACAGGGTCAGATTTAAAAGTATCGTCAGATTTATAAATAGAAATACCAGCTTTATTAATAATTACATTCTAATTACCTAAATAACCTTCAGTAGCCTAAATTCGTCCTTGTATTTCAGCATTTTGAGCAAATAAATATCCATCATCAGTAATATATAAAATAGGATCTTCTTCATCCAGCCTTTGGAAAGCTGGTTCGGCTTTTTCATCATAGTTAAAAACGCTAAAAATTTTACTAAATTGATATTTTATATTAGGTTCATAGAAGCCCATTTCAGAAGGATTTGGGTTCTCAGTTTCACCCCAATCAGCCTCTTCAACCTCAACATAATAAAAATATTCTTCATTCTCAACTAATTTATAATAAGGGTGCTCTTGTTTCTGCGTATCAGTAGTTAAACTAAATTCAGTATCGCTATATCGTGGTTCATACCGCCCGCGATTACCCAACACGACTCTTGACTGATAAGGAATTACATAATCAGAATAACTTGGATTAATTTCCATGTAACCACTTAAAATTAACTCACCTTTATCAGTGGTCTTTAAAGTGGTATATCCTTGTTCATTTGTTAAACGCAATCCAAAAAGATTATTTTCTAACTCGCCGATTTTCACACGCTCCTGAGCTTGCGAAATTACCTAAAAATCATTTTTAGAGCTAATTGAAATATAGCTTGCATCGCGTTCTTGTGATTTGAACTATAAGCCTTCCCAAGTTAAAGAGAAATCAGCAACAGCCTAAATTTTCTCTTCTCCAATAACTGGTTTTAAATATTTTGCAACTTTGTCAGTATCAATAACCCATTCTTCACTTTCAACGAGTGGATTAAAACCTTCATTGCCCGCGTTATTAATTCCATAAAGGCCAAACTAATCAAATCTTACAAATTTATTTGTATTAAAATAGGCCCCGCTATGAGCATAAGCATTAATGCCCTCTTTGTCCCAACGGAAAGTAGGATTAATTTTATCACCAATGATAATTTCTTGAGTATTAAGATAACCGGTTGTAATTGCAGAAGCATTAATTCCATTTGCTGTAATACCTAAAGTCCAATTAACTCCGCCATCATTGCTTATTGCTAAACCGCTACTATTCAGCTATAAAATATTTGAAGCTTTTGCTAAATCAGTAATTGTAATTCCTCGTTCATCAATGACGACAGATTGATTTTTAGCATTTTCAATTACAAACGAGTTTTCAAAAAAAGTATTTTGTAAAGTCTCCCTATCAAGCGTGCCATTAGTATTAAAAGAATTACTGGCTCTGGAATAATCACCTGTATGGTATTGTAGAGATTGAGTTGTGGCGGTAATTCTTTGAAACAGATCTTCCCATTGAGTCTTAAAGTTTTGAACAGTAATTGAATTTTGTGTAGGATCATTTAAATTCCAACTTACAGCGGAAATTACTACTTCCTCTTTATAAGGAGTTATACCATCTTCTTGCCAACCAAAAAATTCAGTATCTTCAATGTAAGTTTTATCGCCCACATTAAACAAGAAAGGTTCAAATCCCTCTAACTCACTTAATTCCACAACGCTAATGTTATAAGTTGTTTGCGGAAAGGCACTATCGTGAGCTACAGAAACTGCGTCAAGATAGTATAACGTATCATCTACATAATTTTCATCAATCCAAGACCCTTCTTGAATGAAGCGTGAATACTTCTCATAAAATTTTTGGTCAAGGGCTTCTTTTTGAGCTATAATTTCTTTTAAACGCTCGCCAAAATTATCAAATTCTTTTTGTTTATTATCTAAGTCATTTTTTGCTTGTGTCCATAGGGCTAAATTAGCTTTAACATTATAATCATAAACACCGACTTCCGCAATATAAGATTTAATTGTGTCAGTAAATAAGCGTTCATAGTAGTCTGCCCGCTTCATAGATTCAGACCGAACTAATTCTTTATAAGTATTGGTTGTTTCATCATAAAGATAATAAGTGTTTTTATCTGAAACTTTATCAACAAAAATTTGGCGGTATTTCGCAATCTCACTTTCTTCATAATAGTTGCGACCATCAATAAAAGTAGTCAAATTAACAAGTACGAAAGTAGTCTATCCATTTACAATTTGCTTTGTATAATACTTAATACCATTTTCAGGAGCTACTGTTGTATTAACTTTTTGATAACTGACTATCTTTTCATAGTAAGTATGAACACCTGGCCTGAAACCTCGATAATAATACTCAACAAAATTACCATTTTCATCTTTCTCATAGTAATATTGATTATGTATCATATCAGCATAGGCAATTTGTTTATAAGTTTCGACATAACGATAATAATCGGTTCCCACTTCAAATTTTTGAATTAATTCCGCGGGCGTCGCTTTATAATATTTTTTACCATCGCCCGCACTTAAATCGAGGGTAGTATCATAAATGTTTTCACTAATTGCTTCTAAAGCCGAAGTAGAAAACATATCTTCTACAATATAAAAATATTGTTTATTTGTCTGCGGGCGGACATCGTTAGTTTTTATATAATGCTTTACATTAACTTTTTCATAATATTTAATATTTGGGTCTAACTTATATTCAAACTCATTATTAATATTTTCTTCAGTAAAAGCATAGGAATAAGTGCCATCTGAATTTTTTATGTAATAGGTTTTTGACCTATCTCTAATTAAATCAGTAGTCAGCACATATTCATTAAAATTTTCATAATCAATACCGCAATAAAGTTTCAAATTATTTCGAGCTAAATTATAAGCATCCAAAGCACTATGATAAGCTTTTTCATAAACCTTTTCTTGGCTTGTTAATTCCATAATTGCTTTAGCAAGTTGAACTCGTTTTTCAGTCAATCCATCTCGCTCAGCATTAAGTTTTCTCAAACCAGTATAATAGCCTAAATAATTATTTGTATTTAAATAGAGGTCATTTATAAAAATGTTCTTATTAATGAGTCCCTAATTTATATAATAATCAAAATTTAGAACGAAATTATCCTTAATATAATTCTCATTACCGCGAGCAATAGAGCAAAAACCATTGTTTGCATGCTCATTAGAATTATCTTTAACAATTGTTTTGGTTACAATTGTTTCAGAGTTCAAGGTTCTCGTAATTTGATTTAAGTTAATTCCATAATGGAAACCTGCATAGTTGTCTTTTCCAATATACTTTTTAAAGGCAATTTTCTTCTTTTGAATGTGGTTTCCATCATATAAAATTTCACCAGTATCTGGGTCATGTTCTACGATAAATTTTGCCCAACATTCAAAAGTTTCACATAACTCCTAAATAATATTGAAACGATTGCTTTCAGAAATAGTAATTGATCTAATTTTTTCAAAGCCCGCATTTGTAATTTTTTCATATTTTTCGGGAATTTCTTTCTAATTCCCTTTCCAGCAATATATTACATCATTAATTGATTGTAAGTCTGGCTGTTCAGTGGGATCATATAAATACCAAACGTCTTGAATTGTACTGGTAGGGGCTTCACCCAAAAGTACTGGCGAAAGATTTGTCTCGGATTTTGCAATATAATTAAAAAATTCAACATCCTAAATATAGACTTTAGAATTAACTTCATAGTAATTTTTTATATCTACTACTGTAGGTGTTTCTACTTTTACATATTGACCATTTTCTAATTTAAAATAGATTTTATCTGGTCTAATACCAGTATCAAGTGTTTTTTCATAAAAAGGTTTAATTAAGTCAGTATCAGGAATTAAGAAAATTCCCCATTGATTTAATTTACTATAAAGTGCTGAATAGGAAATTGATTTTTTACAAGTTAAAATCGCTGTTCTAAATTTTAAAGTCGATTTATCAAAATCTAAATCATCTTCATTTTCAATTGTCCAGGTCGTGCTTGGATCAGTGCTATCAAAAATAACTTCATCTAAATGATAGGATAAACCTGGAATAAAAACATCATTGGGAGAAGTAATTTGATTTATAGCAGAAATTTTAAATAAATATGGATTGCCCGCAGTATCTACCTAAATTTTCGTTTTTTCTTCTTCTGTTTCACTAATCCAATTAGTATAACAAATATAATAACTACCATCTTTTTCTCGCTTTTTATAATAGTAGTTAATTGGGTCCGCGGGATTAGCTAATCCAGCTTCAGACTTCCAAGTTAATAGAGTATAAGTAAAACTGATACCATCTTCCTAAGTCTTTTTATAATAATATTTTTCTCCTAACTTAAAACGTAATTGAGTTTCATTATAGGTCGAATAATTGTTATAGCTGGCAACTTTAATTTGAAATGGCGGTTTATTGGCATCATTGCTATAATCATGCAAAACTCCTTTATCTGTAATTTCACCATAGCCCGCCCGCAGTCTAAATACGAACTTATCGCCTTGAACAAATTCTTTTAACTTCAACAAATTATCTTTAATTGTAGAACAATAGACAACCTAATTAGGCTAAATACCTTCAACTCCATTATCAACTGTAAGAGTCGGGTAAAGACGATTATTTTCTAAATATTCACTTAAAGAGGTCTAAATTTCTGTAATTTTTGGGTAAGGCTAACTATCAATCACAGGAGGTTTCATATCACCCGCATCACCAAGCAAAATACCTGCCCAGCCACTTGTATTTACAAATTTAGAACCATTTGTAATAATATTCTCAACACTAGCAGAAGTTAAATAGTTAGTATTATAATATCCATAAATTTCTTTGTCAGTTTCTTTATCTTTAAATAAATAAACATATTTATCAATATCTTTAATGAATTTAGTTCTTTGTTTAGAAATTAATTTACTACCACGCATATTCGGCTCAAAAGTTAAGCTTAAACGCATTTGTCCATTGGCAGACGGCAAAAATAAATCAATTCCATTATCTTTTATTTTAATTAAATTAGGTTTAATTGAAAAAGTAGAAGCATTTGTAATTAAGTAATTAGTATCTACTTCATAACCATCATCTTCGCCACGATAAAGAAATTTAATTTCTTTAGTTTCTTCATTATCACTATTTTCGCACAAATCAGAATAAAAGAAATAAAGCGGACGATTATAGTTAAATAAAGAATGAAAATCTCCAGTCCAATTATCATCTTTATTTTGTTGGACTAATTTTAAACTTTCATTTGCAATAAAATTAGCTAATTCATCAAAATCATTATCATTTTTTAGCTAACAAAAATAAAGTGGTTCATTAATTGTCTATTCAATTAAATCAGAGTCATCTACATTATCGCCAATAGAAGCAATTTTCCAATCTGTCCCCGCAACAACAACATTTCCAAGTTCAATAATTGTACCTTGGTTATTATCTAATTCTGGATCAAACTCTAAATCAAAGCCAGTTTTAGATAACTCATTCACAAACAATCCTAAACAACTGTAAGTAAAAGTATAGTTGTCACTATTTTCTTGGACTTCCTTTATGATAAAATCATACCATTCATTTTTATAAAGAACTTTAACTTTTCTTTCATTAAATAAATAAGGGACAAAAGGGTTATCCACAAAGTCTTGAATTTCATTATCAAAATAACGATAATAAAGAGAAAAAACTAAGCCTAACTGCCCATTAACATTAATCGTTAAAGTCGGGTTAAATACCATTTGTGGGGCAGTCATTTTATCAGAGCCAATTATTGCAATTTTGTCTTCTTTAAAAAAATGTCTAATTTCATAAGTAGATTCAGGCGATTGCTCTTTTAATTGCGCTACCGCGATGTCAGCGTCCTAAACAGAATAATAGATTTCGGGTAAGATATTTTTGTCCTATAAAATCTCCCATGCATTTAAATCATCCCAAAGAGAGATTTCATAAGGACTATTATAAATATTTTTATCCATAAAACCCCTCCTTAATAGTAAATATAATCATACTAAATAAATGTTAAATCTGTTAAATTAGCCCCAGTTGTCCAAGTATCGGTTGAATCACAATCTATTTCAATTGTTAGTTGCTCATGCGAGCCATCGGCCTATGATGCTGGCGTTTGTGGTGGAATTTTAAAAAAGTGTCCAGATTGAATTTTATTATTATATAAGTTTGCTGTTAATTTATTTTGCTAATCTACACCTTTAATTAAATGGGCAGAAGTATCAATGCATAAACCATAGTCATTTATGGCCAACTTTAAAGGCGGGAATTGTTTAAAAATAAGCTAATTTAAAATTAATCCATTTTGCATTAGCCTAATTGCTTTAATTTTAGGTAAATTAATTTGATTCCCAGTTTGACTATTAGATTTAATAAAGAGCTTAAAATCAGCTTCAAGGTCGCCCGCATTGTAAACTGGAATGCGAACTATATTATTAATAGCGTCCAACTAAGCAATATCTAAATTGCCTTGCTCATTCATCATACTAGTGGATGACGCCCATTCCTACTTATTATAATAAAGTAATCCTTGTTCATTCTAAAACGGTTTATTGCCCTCTATCATTAAATCATAAATTCCGCTATAATCTTTATCCTAATTATCAGCAGTGATAGTATCAGGATAAATAATAAAATTACTATTATCTCCTTCATTAAACTCATTTAAAAACTTATGAACACTACGAGCATAAGGATAATAAGCAACTAAATTTAATGTGCCCTCTCCTTTATAAATACGAGTCCCTTCATCTAAATCAAAGCATAAATGCTAAATAATAGCCGACTGCGCAACTTTCACCATATAATATTTATAAGGCTTCTCATCTAAAATAAATCGTTGAGGTTTCTTTGTACTAAAGACTTGTTTTAATCGTCTCAATTGTTCTTCCGTTAAGTGATCAAAAGCAAAAGATAATGTTATTTCTTTTTGCTAATTATCGCTTCCAAAATAATAAATTCCGTCTTTCCCTGAAACCGTAGCGGTTTTATCTTGAAAATTAGGGAGCAGATTCTCTTCAAATCTGCTCCCATCACTTACTCTTACGATTCCAAGTTCAGAGGAATGGACACCACCAAAGGAAAAACCAATATAATCACCTTGTTGTGCCATTTTAATTCCTCCTTTATCTCAGTCTATTGATTGCATTGCCATTTCTATAAAGAGCGTCTTGACTAATTAATTTCTTAATTTTATCTGCCATTTTAGCGACATCATAATCATCAGCAATACTCTCCACATTTATGTCAATTTCGTAGTAGTTGTCTCCATTATTCTTATTATTATCGGTTAAATCACGATGAGGGGACTTAATAGAAATTTGTAATGCTCGCAGTAAATCTCGAAGTTCAAGAAAATTAGCGGTATCTTTAGAATTTAATACAAGTTCTGGTTTAGCGAATGTACCATCGAGCCAAGCTGGACCAGTTTGGGTATTAAGACCGCCAGTTGCATATTTTGTAGTGCGTTTTTTGTAATAAGGGTCCCAAGTCTTATCATATTCCATTTGATATTTAGGATCATTTGGATTAATTTTATTTTTCTTTAATGCCGACTATAATTCTTTTTTATCAACTAATCCATTGTTATTAGTATCATATTGCCTTAAATTACCAAGATCACGGGCCGCCCGCAATTTTGCATTGCTTACGCCTTTACCAGGATCCGAAACACTAATACCAGAATTGAGACCATCAGCATTTAAAATAATTCCATTTGAACCACTCAAATTAATACGTGGAGTCGTTCCTGTCCCTCGATTACCACTAGTACTACCAGAAGAAGAAGGCGTAGAAGGTTTTACTTCAGGTTTTGGAGATTCTTTTTTAGTACCAACGCCTGCAGTTTCCATTGTAGTAAAACTTCCATCATAATTCTAAAAAATTTCACTATATCTAATACCATTACTATCAACAACATCACCATTTTTATCAACTGTACCTGTTAGCCATTGAAGTTTTCCTTGCTCATCATAAGCACTAAAAGTAATTTGCTTGCCAGCTTCAGCGCCAATATATTCAAGTTGCCGTCCTGTCATTAAATAAGCCATACCAGCTTTAACAGTTTCAGTTAATTCATCGAGCCATGTCATTTTAGAAACAGCACTCATACCTTGCCAACCCGCTTCACTTTGAAGTAAATCGAATAATTCTGATTGTTTAACTAAGGCTCCTTCTTGGTCAACGCCTACATCCATTAAATTATAAACTTCTTGCCATAAAGCTCCAGTTTCTTGAGCCATCTCTAAATTTTTAGTCATTAAATCAATTTGGACTTGACGTTGCTCACTTGCTTTATCATTTTGCTCTTTAAGTTCATCAATTTTCTAATCAATTAATTGATCAGTATAATCTTCTTGCCCCTCAGCAAGTTCTTTTTCAAGGTCAAGAATTTGCTTAGCATTAGCATTAGAAGTATCAGACCGTAAGTAATCTAACCGTTTTTGTTTATCCGCTAATTCGGTTTCTGTTTTTTCATTATCACGGGCTTCACGTTCTTTATCAATTGCATTTGTCATTGAGTCAATTAATTTAGAATTAGCATCGGTAATTGCTTCACTAATTTCAGTTAATTTATCAATTTCTTTTTGATAACGACTAACTAATGCATCAAAAATTTGCTGTTCAAAATCTTTAAATTCATCTTTACCTTGGTCAATAATTTCACGAATTTTTCCATCAATTTCAAGAAGTGATTTTTCTGCTTCGTTCATTTTTTCTTGAATTTCTTCAAGTTTAGAAATGTAGTCTTCAACAGCTTCGCCTTTTTGCTGATCACTAATTTTGTTAATAGCATCCCAGTTAATTTCAACTGTATTATCATCCCAATTAAATGTTGCATAGCGTCCAAGCTCTGCTTCACTTAACATAGTCCGTTTACCTTGATCTTTTTTAACATCTTCTGAATTACCGCCACTAGAGCCAGCTAAATTAATTACTTTTAAGCCAGAAGAACTACCCTTACCAGAGGCTAAACCAGTTCCCCATTTCATATTAAAACGAGTATCATTGGTATATTGAGCAGTTGCTTGTTTTGCTTCAAGCTGAAGTTCTGCCTTGCGTTTCTCATAGGCTTCAGAATTGAGACTACGAGATTTTTCAAGACTGGCTAATTGAGCTTTTGCATTTTGGTAAAGTTCTTTTGCGGTTTTATTGCGGTCTTTTAAGATATTATTGTATTTAAGTTCAAGTTTTTCACGTTTTTCAAGTTCGGCATTAATGTCTTGAGTTAAATTATAAAGCCAATCATAGGAGTTTTCCCATTTATCTTCATCATTACTAGAGGGACTATCTTTTGAACCCGAACCAGAACCAGAACCAGTGCCTTTATTTTTGCCAAAATTTCCTACATCTTTAGGATTGGTAAAATTGTTGTCTCGTGAGGTTTCAGTTGTAGTAGTTGGGGCCTTTGTTATATCAGCATCAGTAGGTCCTAAAGTTGGGTTTGTTTCATTTGCTGTTGCATTATTGGTTGAAGAATTACCTTGGCTCTTCCTCCATTCTGCTTCTCTTTCTAGAGCTTTTCGCTGTTCTTCTGCCCTGGCTTCTCTTTCAGCTTTCTTCGCAGCATCAACTTTATGCTCTTGTTTGTTTTGCTCTCTTTCCCGATCTTGAGCGTCATTTTTTACAGTCGTATAAGATCCATGACTTGATCCACCCTTTGAACCGCTGCTAGACCCTCCGCCAGAACCATTGCCTGCATTTTCATTTTTCTTAACATTAACCTTAAATTGTGGTACTTTCATAATATATTGGTTGCCAGGACCAGCTATAACATCTCCATTAGGAAGAGCTGTAGTAGAAACACCTGTATAAGTGACCTAAGCATCTGGTTCATCCACAATTTCTGTTACCAAGGATAAAGTTGCAGCTAATTGTTCAAAACGTCCTTCAATTTCAGCGGCGGTAGTCATAATACCACTTGACATATTATTAACTGCCGTGACTAATTCGCTGATTTGAGTCATTAAATCGCTGAATTTTGTGACAATGTCTGTGAGATTCGCTTGACCTGTAACTGTAAAAGAAAGAGGGGTATCAGTTAAATTTGAAATCCATTGTGCCAAAGCCTTAATTTTTTCTTCTGCGGTTTCAGCTCCATCAAGGCTCACTTCCAAATTAGTAAATAATTCTTTTGCAGTAAGATTTTCAATTTTCCCTTCTGCTTCTTCGGTATTAGCTCCAACATTAAGATCGGCTTCTTGCCCGTTAATGTTGTTAGTTGCTTCATTAGTTTTGTTTTCAAGTTCAGTAGTGTCTCCACCTACAGAAACAACTGGTTTAGTACTATTTTCTTGAATGTCCTTTATTTCCTATTCAACTTTATCTGCAAAATCTTCAGGCTTAACTTCATTTACCGCCATAGCACCAGCATCAATTAAAAGCTATCTAATGACTGATGCTGCTTTTTCCGCTACGTCCCCGCCATTTAAGATCTTTTGGAATATATCCCAATTTTCTTTAACGAAATCCGCCGAAACGGCAGTCCCATAATACGTCGAGGCTGCGGTGGCAATTTCAGAATATTGGGCTTGTCGTTTATTAGGCGCTTCAGTTTTATTTTCAATAATTTCTTTACTCGTTCCAATTTGCTCTTGTAAAGCCCGCCCATTAATTTCCCCAGAAGTTTGAGCGATTTCTTTCGCTACATTAGTTAATTGGCTCATAAAGTTTAAAACCGATGTAACATTTGACCAATCAACATTTTGGGCTTGCTGAGCATAAGCTTGTAAAGTAGAACCATATTTTAAACCGTAATCTTTATTTTTTGCAATTAAAGCATTAAGATAAGTATTTGCATAAGTCTTCGCGTTATCAGCGTTAGTAATTACGCCATCTTTAATATAACCGCCAAGGGTTTTGTCTTGACCAATATTATATAAATCCCAAGCACCTTTGGCTTGCATATTTATACCATTCATTCTAAGACTGGTTTCACGATATAGCTCTTTCCAGTAATCCATCGATCCACTATAGCCCGCGACTTTAGCATATAAGTTTGCAACTGTCTCATCAGAAATATCAGAAGCATAATCAGTAAATGTGTTTAAGCCTAATTGATTCAGAATATTGACTCCATCTGCCATTTTGGATATTACTTCTACTGTTTCATTTAACCATTGCCCTTTATCTGCTTCTTTATCTGCTAACTTTAATTTTTCAGATTCAAAAGCCGAAGCTAATATGATACCTGTTTTTGCTTGGTCTAAACTCTCTTTAAGTAAAGCCGCAGTATTCGCTTGAAGGACAGAAGCCAAATTATCCATTGAACCGCCCAAATAGGTGAATGAACCATCTAAGTTCTCATAAAAATCATTTTCTAAATCAGGATTTAAACCAGTAATTAAATCCATATCTTCTTTAGAAAAAATATTATCTTGCTCACCTAAATTAATTTTATTAACAAGCTAGCCAATAGAAGATATTTTTTCTTTTAATTGGTCAAAATCTAATTTTCTAATTGCATTATTTACACTAATGAATGAATTTTTTAAATTTTGAATTTCTTTTCGAGATTTTCCTGCAAATAAACCTAAAGCTTCTAATGATTTGAATAAAGATTCAATTTTATCAGTATCTCCAAGATCGTCAACCTAAGATAAAGCTTGAATTACTTGAGTAATTTTTTCAGGGTCGTTGCCAGCTATTCCAGTAATAAAACCCTGAATATTGTTGATTCCTAAATTACCCTAACGAACATAAGCTTGCTCTAAAATATCAGTATATGCTTTTGCAGCTGCCGCGCCCAGATTTTTTCCTATTGAATCTGAGTCTAATGATTCTTTGGTTAAAGATTTATAAGTTGCCTCTGCACTTGCAAAATTTAATTCAGCAGCTTTCGCAATAGGATCAAGAACTTTCGATTTATAATCCTCATAATTTTCATAATTTAAAGCCTAAGCTTGTTTATCAGTTAATAATTCTCCTGGTCCCTTCTTTAAATCTGCTTTAGTTAAATTTCCCGAAAACCACCTGTCTGCTCCTTCTTGAGATGCAAGGACTTCTTTCATAATTTCTTCGCCTATGTTATATTGGCTATCAATTAAATGAGCAATAATGGCATTATATAATTTATCGACGATAATTTGACCATTTTCGTCATACATATAATCTGGAATAGCTCCAAGGTTAAGGATTTCCTTCCACATTTTTTCTAAAGTCCCTTGATCTTTATTCCAAAATTCAGGAAGTTTTGTGTCTTCACCCAGTACATCATCCAGTAGTCTTTGAGCATTTTCCTTAATTTTTGCATTATCAGAAAAATCAATATCAGTAGTTTTGATAGAGACACCTAATGCCGAACCTAAAATTTCTTGTTTTTCATTTTTTGTCGCTTTTTTATTTCCTGCAATTGTAACATTCTCAGCCGAGCCTGCTCGCGACAGATATGCTTCGGCTGCTGAAATTTGCGATGACTAATTAATAGATATTTCTTCTTGTTTTAAAGTAAACCAATGAAGAGCTTTTTTTTCTATTTCATCCCAGTTTGTTGAAGATGCTTGATATCTCTCTTTTAAAAATTCAAGAAAATCTGTTGTATTTGATTGCAAAAAATCTTGATACTCTTTTTTCATTGACAGAGAAATACCATTTTTTTGTTGAATATAGTCAGAAGCCCTTCCCATATGAGAATTACCGGCATTTCCTATCGCGTGGGCATGTCTTTGGGCTTTTTCATTTTCTTGTTCTAAATCATTACTCGTTGGTATTTTCTGTTGAACTTTATCTGATTTTCTAAGAGATTCCTAAATACTTAACTACTATTTCGCTCTAATTAAATTCTACTTTACGACCTAAGTATCTGTCGCCATTTTTTGCAAGCCATTTTGTAAAGCTTTAAAACTATCCTCATCAATAATTATTCTACCAGTCGAATCTACTGTATATTTTAATTGAGAATATTTTTCGATTAAATCTAAAGCTAATTTATTTGATTCAATTAAAGCCTAATTCCATTCATAAGTACCAACTTGTAAATCGGCCATCTTTTCCGTTAATTCGTCAAAACTTTTAGAAAAACTAGTTAATTCATCTTGCTCAGATTGTATATCTTTTAATAAATTATCTGTTTTTTCAATTTCTTTATTTAGTTTCTTTAATTTATAAGCCGCAGAAGTAAAATATACTGCTAACCCTATCCCACCTAAAGTCACAAGTATTGCAACAAGGGGAATTAAAACTGGGCCAAGTGCTCCAACTACTGCACCAAATTTAGCCATACCGCTTGCGGCCCCGCCAGCTTCAGCTCCAACTGCTTCTAAAGCACTGCTAACATCTCCAGTGGCATTTCCTAGTTTACCACCTGAAAACAGTTGTGTCCAAATTCCCGTAGCTTTAGTATATTTTAAACCGTCATCAACTACCTGTTGTAGAGCTTCGCCCGCTAAATTGGGGTTAAGTTTTTTAAAGAAATTACCCATATTGCCCATCAAGCTAGCTTGGACAGCATCATCTAATATACTTTTATTAGTTAAAATACCTCCAATTCCAGTAAACAAACTTTTCACTAAATCTTTAGTCATGCCAACAAACCCTAAATTACCAAAGTTTACGAGGCCGCCACCAAGATAAGACATAAAGGACCCAATATTTTCATCACCAGTAAATCCATTTGACATAGCTTTAATAGTATTTTGATCAATATCAGCCTTTGCCATACCTTTTGCTTGCACAGCATATCTGCGGGCATTAAAATAACCTAATCCACCCTATAATAAACCGCCACCAAGCTATAGAGCTGTTCCAACAACAGCTAATTTCATGAAAGCACTATCTAATCCACCAGTGCCTTTTGTTAGTTTATTTATAACTTCTAATAATTTTGTTAATAAATCAATGGAGCCTTTAATTAAATCGGAATTAGCAATTCCCATTAGAAACTCTTCCCAGGCGTCACGAAGCTTATTGACTTTTGCATCTAAAGAATCTAAAGTTTTTTCAAACTGTCCTTCTGCAGATCCTTTACTATCTTTCGCGGCATTCATTAATTCAGTTAAACGAGCGTTATTTTGCATTAAAGCAATAAATCTCGATTGCTGACGAGAACCTGCCGCCTAAGTTGCTATATACCTTTGAACTGTTACATCCAAAGTATCCCAACGTTGAGATAACTGATATAAAATTTCATCAAGGCCTTTTGCGCCAGTGAAAAATTCATTTAAATTAATACCAGCTGCAGATAATGCTGTGGCTACTTTATTAACTTGAATCTCTTCTCCTTCGCTATCTTTGCCCATTAATTGATTAGAAGAATAAAGTTTTTTGATTTCGGTAAATCTACCTATTATTGTTTTTAATGCTGTACCAGCCGTTTCAGGTGCTTCCTGTGTTGTTTCCAAAATTTGAGCTAAAAATGCAGACACATTTTCGAACTGCATATTAGCAGAATATGCAATAGAAGCAGTTTTTGTCATAGCAGTTGCCAATTGCTATGTATCAGTGGCTGTAATTTTAGCTAATTCCGAATAGACATCATTAACTCGCTATGCTGACATATCACTAAGTTCCATATTAAAACCACGTAGCTTTATGTTCTATTAATATCATTACTATTAATACTGTATAATACAGCTTATACTTTCATATAAGTTCAGACTATATCTTTTTCATATCCGTTTCGAATTATTTAATTCTACATTATAGTCGTTGAGCCTGTCAAATAAAATAGCATCAATATTTTTTAATTCAGTATATTTAATTTCAATTAAAATAATAGAATTATTTAAACAATATTCTTTTTTAACCAAATCCCTTTTATGTACTGTATCATAATTATCTTTAAACCAGCCATTATCTCGATAGTGCTATTCCCCCTAATATTCAATTGCAATATTGTATTTAGGCAGATAAAAATCAAACCTATATTTACTTTTATTTAAGGGCGAAAAAGTCTTTTGTGGGATATATTCAATTTGATAATTATCTAAAAAATTTCGAATGCGTTGTTCTCCAGTACTTTTAAAAGCATAACATTTAGGACAGCCACGATTCCGTCCTTCAAACAAATCACCTATTTCTCGAATTTTAAAAATATATCCACAATTCTTATGTTTTAACAATGCTGATTTAGTCATACCTTGATATTCTATTAATTCATATTCATTATTAAAGGTATTATCTAAGCGTTCTTGAATCTCTTCTTTAGTATAATGTGAAATACCTTCATGATATTTATGACATTGATCACAATGATCTGGCGTATTTAATAAAGATACTAATGATCGTTCCATAATACAACCACAATTATTGCATTGAATACATTTTTTAGTAATAGCGTTATCATCTTTTAATATTGTAAAATTATATTTTTTCCCAAAATACTAAAGTTTATCATGGTAATCTTTAAAATAATGATAACATTCACAAACATTAATTTTTCTACTAATATCGCTAGCTTTTTTATAATTATGAATTTTCCCACAGTTTAGACATTTTACAATTGCGGGCTGTTTATATCCAGAAAAAGAAAGTATTTCATATTTCCATTCTGGGAAAAAAGAATTAATTTTTTGTTTAAAATCTTCTATATTAAATTTATTTGCCATTTTATTCTCCTTGGTTGCTGATTGTCCATAAATTAATACTTAGGCTTTTAAAGCCATATACCATCCCTTTACTTGTTTCTACTTTCGTTCTCTATTTATTGTTAATAAGGAAATTTAACAATAAGAGCTAAAGGGCTTGAGGAAGTCCCAGCATTTAAAATATTTTTACTCGACCCTACTTTTAAGCCGAAGTCATAGCTTTTGTGGCAGTAGCATATTCCATGCCTGCGACACGTGCCATTTTCATCGTTTCTGTAGATAATTGCATAGCTTCAGCAGTATCCAATCCCTGCTGATAATATAACGCAGCAGTTTTGTAAGCACCTTCTGTTGTTGCACCTAATTTTTTCGCCATTGTGGTATATTGGGGCAGTTGCTCCCACATATCTCCAACACTAAAATCAGTAACAACAGCAGTTTCAGTCATCGCCGCATCAAGTTTTTTAACAGTGTCATACGCTCCACGAATGGCACGCTTTAATAAGTTAAAACTATTTGTTAAGCCAAAGAAATATTGAGCTTGAGATTTTAATTGCTCAAATTCAGAGTTCATTTGTTGAAGTGAAGTAGTCGTTTGCCCCAAATTGCCCAAACTACTATGTATTTTGTTTATTGCATTTTCTGAAGCTTGAACTTGCGTTTTAGTTTTACCAAATTCATCATTTAATTCTTTAACTCTATCAGAATTAACCCCAAGCAAATGTTCTTTTAATTGCCGGACACCTTCGGCACTTATTTCAACACCATCAGTTGAAACACCAAGTTTTTCTAAATCAGAAAATAGTTTATCAATTTTGCCTTTACTATCAAAGCTATCAAATGCTTTCTATAATTTTTCAACTTCTTTAGTTTTTTCATCTACCATAGATGAAGCTTCTTTTTTCTTCTAAAGAGCATCTTCAAAGTCATGAGCACGGATAGTTGCTTCATCTATTTTTTGAATTAACTTATCAAAATCAGCTAAATCTGATGTATTTAAAATATCAAGATTTTGTCCCTCTGCCCGCAATTGTTGAAGTTGTGCTCGTGCAGAAGATATAAATTGTTGGGCTACATTCGAAAAATCAGTTTTATTAAAATTCATTAATCCAAAAGACTAAGTTAATTCCTAACTAACAGTTTCTTTTTGAAGCTAATTCATAGCTAATTTAGTTACTAAAATCTTAGTGCGGACGCCTTCTAAAGAGGATTTTAATTGTTCCCATTTTTCAGAATTAGTATCTGTTGTTGCCATTCTTTGAGAAATTGAAGTCTCTGCTGAACGCAAGCCTGCATAAGAACGCTAAAGTTTTTGAACTGATATATTTTCTTCTTGAAGCTATTTAGCGACAGCATTTTTAACAGCATTAGTTTTTGCACCAGTCGTTCCTCTTAACTCTTTACCTTCTTCAACTGCTCTATTATATTGATTTTGAAGCTAAATTAATCTTGTTAAATTATTGTAATCTTCATTATTTGTTGTTTTGGGAGTCTTTTTACTTGCATTAACTTCAGCCGATTTTTTTATAACAGCATCTAAAGATTGTTCATAACTTTTAACTTGGCGTTCTTGCTCTTTCCAAGCCTATGTTGTAGTTTTAATATTCCCGAAAGACTCCAGTTTAGTTTTTGCTTCTTCTAAATTAGCTTTATACTTCTTTAAATCTGCATTTGCAGTATCTAAATTAGTAGAAGTCGTTCCGAACTCCTTATATTTCTTTAAAAAGCCATCAATAGAATTAACTGCTTTGTCAGCGTTCTAAACGAAACTTTCAGGAAACAATTTCATTTTTTCTGACAATGAAGCATTAGCAATTTCTTTTTGCCGTTCAGTGATTTGATTAAAAATTGAAATTATTTTATGACCACTTTTCTCAACTTGTTTCTCATCAATTAAATCAATTTCACCGTTTTTTGTTAAACTTTTAAAATTTAAAATTTCAGATTCAAAACTTCTAAATAATTTTTGAAATGATTTATCTTTTCCAAAATCAAATTTCAAATTATTTAACTAATTTTCAATTTGTTTTTTGGTTCCTTCTAAATTAGAAACCTGCGTCACTAATTCAGCATCTATTCTAATTTTATTAGCCAAAATAATGCCTCCTTAAAACATAAAAATAAGCCAGCATTAATGGATTAATGCTGACTTTATATATCACTATCTATGTCATCATCGAGGAAGGCTATTTCCATTACAGTCTTATTTGTCCTACCACCCGCAGGATACGCCATTAAAACCATTTTCCCCATATGTGGATCAACAGTTTTTCCTAATACCATAGATAAATCAGACATTAATTTAAATTTTGGAATTGTAATAATTCCAGTCTTTACTTGTCCTGTAATATCATCCTTTTCTTTTGTCCTTGCTTGCAAAGACAAAAAGCCATTTAATGCGGCGCGACCAATCACCGCCGTTGTAGTTTTCCCTTCATAAATGTAATAATAATCTACTATAATTTCAGTATAATCAGGGATTTCCATAAAAGTTAATTCCTTAAAATTATTAGGGTTTAAAGTATATGAAAGTTTTTGCCCAGTTTTTCTATTGTAACAGAAAGGCTCATTATGCGGTTGCTGTGATAACATAACTTTCCCATTTTCTATCTCTAAAAAGTCTCGCTGACTAACTAAAACTGGATTTTTACGATTGCTTCCAATCAATTTTAAATCGTGAAGAATAGCAAACTATTCTTTTGAAAAAATACCTTGCTATAAAATAATTCTCATTCCTTCAATATTTTCCCAAGAAACTTGCGGTGGATTCTCAAATCCACCATTAGCACTAATATGTTTTGATATTTCATCAAAATTGCCAATTGAAACCTTATCTAAATAAATTACAGTTTCGCCTGCTTCAATTTCACGAGTCCCTAATTTAATTGGAGTATTAGCTTTTATACAAACATCATATAACTCTTTAAACGAAAATTCTGATTGCATAAATTCACCTTCATAAAAAGAAAACGGGCAGTATAATACTGCCCGCTTATCTCACGTTAATAGAATTAACCGCCTGGATTCAGTACGGCCATATTGTTAACATTTAAAATATGGTTATGGACTAATTCAACAGTCTCTTCACCAGCTTCTGTGCCACCGTCAAGGCTATATTTAATAAGTCTAACCATTTTACCATCAGCAGGACGAAGAATTTTTAAATTCATATCGAACGTAGAAGCATCGCCCTCTGCTTCCATAGTCAGGGTATTCTCAGAAGTAATTTTTGCCTTCGGGAAGACAAGCTGGAAAAATTCATCTTTTCCGCTATCCTGAGAACGAATATAAGTATCTCCTGTAACAAAGTAAGATCCAGGGAAGCTGTTTGCAGAAATATCAATGATATAGCTATCAGCAATAGCTAAGTCGAAGGAGCAGAAGTATCTCTGGCCTACTTCAAATTGAGTAGCTACTTTGCCTTCGGCATCATAGAATTTCGGATTCAACTTTTCATAGACCATACCATCGGGGCCTTCATATGTAGCAGACCAACCAGAAGCATCAGAATACTTATCATTTTCTCCTTTGGTAGGAAGAGCAGTCGCAGTAGCTGCGAACTCTTCGGTCTTCATAATTAAAGCTCCTTTTGTGCCTTTCTTTACGGTTTTTACTTTACCATTACCAAACATAATTGCCATGGACTTTGGAGAGAACAAGGCATCAGTTAAAGTTACATTAATCTCTTTATTGAAGTCCCAAGAGATTAAAATCGCATTACCTTTACCACCACGGTGATCAGTAGATTCCGCAGTCTGCTCCATTGTAGAAACTTTTAAAGTCATTTTCATTTTATTATAAGCCTAGCCTTATAATACCTCACGGCTCATACTTTCATATGAGATTAGACTATCTCTTCCTTTGTTTCAAGGTCTGGCGCTGTCTCACTAGGATTTTGTGAGCACTTAGTCGTTGAGCTTTCGTGAAATTTCCATTTATACCCTCCCGCTGTTTTACCTCGCCCACATAAAACACGAGAGATATTTTTTATTGAAATACCCGTCTATCGCGCGGCCTCAGTCTCACTACAATATACCGCTATTAACTAGTCATTTAATGCCCACTATTCAATAGACTTTTTAGTGATTTCAACCATTTTAGACTAAACATGATTTCTTATCGTTTGATATTCTTTAATACGTCGATCATTTTCATAAGAATGCCGTGCATTTTCAGAACTTGTACACCATTCCAAATTTTCTACATTATTATTATGAATATTATGGTCTTTATGATTAACATATTTTTGCTCAGGATTAATTTGAGGAATAAAAGCGATTGCTACCAATCTATGAACATATTTGTCTTTTCTCTCGCCATTATTGCACAAAGCAACTGTGTAATATCTTTTTTGACTTCCAAATTTTAAAATTTTTCCTGTAGAAATACGTTTCACTAAACCATCATTAGAAATCATATAATTAGTATTTTCTTGTATAATGCGCCATTCACGCTTAGTTGCTGATTGCCCATTGTCTTTTTGTTTCAAAATCTATCTCCTCCTCAAGAAGTTTTAGGGTGTTCCAGCAGTTCACCAGATTTGTTTTGGACTACTTCTTAATCCAAATAGAGCACGGGATTGGTAGGTTTGCCGTTACTATCTAATTCATAGAAAGTAACGTCACAGACTTCCTTAATACCATATTTATCAAGAATAGAAGCCATTTAAAATACCTCCGTGTTTTCAAAAAATTTTTGTTTTAAATAAATAATTATTCATTTACATCTTCCATCCAATAAATTGGATGAACTTTTTTGCTATCGGCGCCCGCGATCAAAGAGCGAACATCAATATCGTATCTTTCTTTATTCTAATATGTTGTTATTAAGGGATGAATTGCCGCATAACTCATCTACCCAATATTAAGTGGAGTTATTCCAATTCCCATACAACAGATTGAGGCTAACATAGTTTTTAAACTCTATTTTGAAGCGGTTTTCGCTTTTATTTTATCCCGATAACGAGATAAAGCCTTCATTCGTTTTAATTTAGGATTTGTAATAACTTCATATGGTGCAACTGGTTTTTGTCCAATTGCTTGCCGCAATATATTCTAAAATTTAAAATAGTTTTCTTCAGTTAAATAAGGTAAGGAAGTTAAACTATCTAAATTATTAGTCTCTAATAAAATTTTTTCTACATCGCCGATTAAAATTTTTTTCTCTTCATACATAAAAGTAATAGAAGTATGACAAAAAAACTAAAAAGCATTTCTAATGGCTTCTTCAATTTGTTTTTCTGCATAACAACTCATAAGTAAAAACTCAAATGGCGTAGGAAGTTTTTTAAAATCTATATTTTTCTCAACTGCATTATCTTCAATTTCTTCTTGAGTAATTAATAAAATAGTTGAATATTCTCCGAAATCATTACAAGTTAATACTTGCTTTACTGTTGGTGGATATATAAAGAAATTTTTTGAAAATTCATAGGGCTATCCAATAAAAAAAATTTCATCAATCATATGCTATAATCTCAAAAACTTGCTGATAACAACAAATTTCTTCTGTTACATAGTTAAAAGAAAAATCTCCACCTTGCATTTTTCCTAGTCCATTAATAGTTTTACCATTCAGACTCTCTTCAATTTCACCTAAAATTGCAAAAGGTCGTAAATTATCACCATCAATGAAAAACTATGTATTAGGTACAAAAGTCTCAATTGCAATTATAACTCGTTTAAATTCTGGATTACTCGCTAACTGCATTGCATCAGAAACTCTTACTACTACCATGGACTAAGCGCCCTCTTTAGGCCCAATTCTTGGAGTCAATTTAATTAACTTTTCAAAAATTTCTTTTTCCTTTTGTTCTTGTGTTAGATGCGGTTGAGTAAGTGCATCAGCACTAGTGTAATAAAGCAAATTAACTAAATTATCATTAGCCAATAAACGACGAATAATTTTTTGAAGGTTTTCACCAATTTCTTTGCAATTTCTTACTGCCATATTATTCACCGTCCTTTTTTAGCCAAGTTAATCCAGTATTTTCAGGGGTTTTAATATATCCATTATCAACTGCGCCACGGTCATATTCATAAAGAGGATCAACAGTAATATATTCAACACCTTTAGTTGATTTTGTATCCATACCAGTTACACGATAAGCTTCACGCCCACTCTCATCAGTTAATTCAAAATAATCATCTTTTTTTATATAAGGATTTATGGGAGTAATAAAGAAACTCATTTTTAAGTTTTCTGTATAAAGAGTAGCAGACCTACTACGAGATTTTAACTCATCTTTTAACATATTATCTTCTTGTCCATAAAAATATCCCCAAATAGAACGAGCAATTCCATCACGATCTCGCCATTTAATTTCATGCGACATCCGTAGCATTATATAACGATTATAACCGCTTGCTTCAATTTGTTCTAACCAATAAATCATCCAAGGTTCAAGGGTATCCTTTTCCTTATTAGACTTTGGAAGCCATAAAATTGTGCCCGCAGGCATTATCAAAGAAGTTCGAGTTAATAAATAATGAAGTGTCTTTGTATCATCTTGCTTATATTTTTCAAAAGTACCTGGATGAACTTCATCATTATAATTAAAAGCAACAAGATAAACACTTCGCTACATTTTCATTTCAAAATTCTATTCACGCTTACCCTACATTCTATCCTAATAATTCTTTCCAAAACGATTAACTCGTTTCATATAAATATTTTCTAAATAGCTCATTAGTCTTCCTTCCCTAAAAGAGTCATACAATCAAAAATTGTAGAACGAAAATAGTCGTAGCTTAAATACCGACAAGATGATAATTTATAATAAAGAATGTAGTAATTAATAGGACGCTCTTCATCAGGCTATCCCATCAACTCAATTAAAATAGAATTTAAAAATGCTTCCCAATCACGACCTTTTTCTCTTTCGCAAAGTAATCCAAAAAGTTTGTTTTTCATTTTCGTATTATAAGCGGTTTTTACTTCTTTCATTAAACGCCACCTGCCATTTTAGAAAAATCAAACGGTTTTCCATTACGAGAACGATAATAATTACTTTCTTGCCAATGGGCAACTTCACGCTCGTCTTTTAATTTCTCTCGAAATTTATCAATTAAATTAGCTTGAGAGAAATCACGCTCATCATAAAGAGGTTTTAAGTTTTCCCATGAAGTAATTGTTCTATCTATCCATTCACATTTCATATAAGTGGATAACAATTGGATTTCTTTATTATCTAAATCGCCTAAGAAATTTTCTTGCGTATCATCAAGTTCAAGAGAAGAACGAGGAAACTTAAACCAAGGAAGCGCCGCGCATAAAATTTGAAATTCATCTGCACGAATATCTTCAATTGTCCAATCGCCCCATTCATCTTCTAAAATTTTGCTTTCAAAAGAGTCATAAACTTTTGTTAAAGGAGTGGCCATATTATCCCTCCTTTTTATTATTGAGTTCTTCCATATCTCGCTTCATCATTAAGGCTTTCATAATATCTTTATGAGCATAAGGTTTAATTAAATCAGCTCGTGCCATATCTGCTAAACCATTATCAATTGCATAGTCAGCTAACGCAGACACTTGTTCAAAACTTAATTTAGGTAAAAGCTCTTTTAATTCGGAAATAGGGGCAACTGTTAAATAACGATGCATTTGTTGATCATTCAAAATAATGACGCTGTTAACTTCTTTACCATTTTCGTCAATTTCTTTTAAACCGACATCAATTAAAAATTGTTCATCAGTAGTATAAAGAATACCATGCCTAAACATATATTCAACACCAGGCATATAAAAAGCATCCTCTAATGCAGATCTATCCACTAATGCTTTTGCACCTTTTCGCGCCCACCGCACATTTAAATGCTGTTCAGGAACAAATAAAACCACATTACCTTTTACAGCACTAATTACTTGTATTTTATTAGAATTATTAATCATTACTCCTTCAACTCCTTAAATATATGAAAGGTAGTAGGAGATTGCCTCCTACTACCTATTATTTTTTTTATTTATAAATTAATAACCGTAGATGTCTTCATCAACGTTATTTAAAATTTCAGTATTCTGATAGATACCCCAATCATTATAAGTCATAATGGCAGCACCCATTTTCTTATAGGTATGAATTTCCATAGACTGATCTTTATTTGTAAAATCCCAAATAATAGTCGGACCTTCCATAACAACTTTAACAACTTTGCTATCACGACCAGACGGAAGAACATAAGCCATCTGAGGGTCGATCCAAACTTTTTCGTTGTTCTCATCAGTAAAGGACTGCTGCATCATAATAACAGGGCAACCACGGAACAGATTAATAAAGCCAACATTATGAAGCTGGTCAATATCCTGAGGATGATATACAGCTTGTGCGCCGGCTGTTGCAACAGGAACTAGAGCATCAGGACCCATAGCTGCAATAAACTCAGGTGGAGCAAAAATAACTGCGTTATCACCATAACTTCTTACATTGGTAATGATCTTCATCATTTCATCGGGCTTCCAACCATTAACAGAAACCTTATTGTTGGCAGGGAAATTGCCATCTTGGACAGCTCTACGAAGTGCTCTCTGAACTTCAATATAAACAGCATCAGTAAGACCTTCAGTCACAAGTTCCATTACTTCGGACATTGTTTCAGCGCCATCAAGGAAACGCTCAAAGTCGATAGTGGCTGCACCACCAACAGCATGAGCTGCAAGTTCAAAATTCTCTTGATCAAGTCTAAAAGTCTCATAAAGACCACTTAAACCAACTTGAGTTACAAATTTGCGAGCACGTGCTTTACCAAGCTTACCTCTTTTAAAAATAGCTCTCTGATTCTGAGGAACAAACTGAACATCAGCAAACATACCAAGGCTAGAAAGCACTTTTTTCGGTACAACCTGGTCAGCAGTCTCAATTATAATATTATAAATATCATATCTATTGCTCATAAACTCATTTAAATTAGAAGCGAGTTTATTAAGTTCGCCACGAAGGGCTTCATCAACGCTTTCAGCAGTATAATTAGTAGGGGCAGTTCCCATGGCTGCATGAAGTGCTAAGTCTTTTAATTCTTGACTAACCATATTCTTTATCTCCTCCTCTAAATTATATTACCTGAAGTTTGACGCCAGGCTGGCCATCGGGCATTGTATAATATTTTACGACAAGCATTTCAGCGTCTGCTTCATTTTTAGTTAATTGAATTGCACCAAGTGCAGAATGTTTAGCATAAACTTTAGCTTCTTTAATTTTTTCAAGAGCCTCAATTAAAGTTGCATCATCAGTAAATTCATCACTATCATAGCAAAGGCAGTTAGTGGTAAATTTATCACCACGAGAAAGATAACCTAAGCGAGGATAGAAAGTGCCTGCGGGCAGATAAAAATCCTTTAAGCCCTGATGTCTTTCATCATATAAATGTTCAGTAGAATAGTTAATAGCGAGCGGGAGACCCTTTGCTTCAGCGCCAGGAAGTCTAACAACTCTATTGATATTATCAACAGCAAGAATCATACCATTCTCAGCATAAATCTTGCCGCCGACATATTCGGCTTGATTTTTAGCAAATTCTTTGTCATATAATGCACACTGTGCTTCAATACGACCGTCTCTGCGGAAGGCACACTGATTTAACTCAATCTGGCCATATCCATCAATTGTAAATCTTTTTAAAGCCATTTGAATTTCCTCCAATTATATATTTGTATATTTATCTAAAAGTTTTTCAAGACCAGTTTTTTCATCAACGGGTTTCGGAATTAATACCTGCGGCGTAAAATCCTGTTTAGAAAAAATAGACTGATTTGCATTTACATACAGTTCAGCGAGATCTTTATTTAAATCAACTAAATTATAATCTGCAAGTCTTTCTTGGATGTCACTAAGACTAGTTGCGTCCATAATTTTAGCATATTTATCTACAAGAGCCTGCTTTTCCTGCATTTCAGAATTGGTCTTATAGGTTTGGAGAGCAGTGTTCTCTTGCGTTAAAGAAGCAACTTGATCATTAAGGGCTTCAACAGAGGTTTGTAAAGAGCTAATTGTTGCGTCTTTAGTCTCGCTCTCTAATTTTAAAGTAGAAATTTCATTTGCCTACTCTGTAAATTTTTGTTCAAAGTTAGAAACTAAGCCAAAATTTTCATTAACTTTTTCAAATGTGCTCCCATTCATTTGGCTAAGAGCTTCAAGTGCTTTCTTCTCACTTTCAGAAACGTCAAGAATATAGCATTTTTCAATTTTACCAAGAGAAACACTATCATTTGTGTCATCTTTGGTATAATAAACTCTCTCATATTGATGTTCTGCATAATTATATACAACAGCATAATTGTCAAAAACATCGCAAAGAGTATAATCAACTTGCCAATTGCCTTCCTCATTATAAGCAGGATTCAGTAAAGACCAAATCATCTCTGCTTTATTAGAATCAGAAAGCTTATATAAAAGTTCTTTGTTCAAGGTAGAACTACCTCCTTCATCTAAAACATATTTTTCCATTTTACTTACAATTTCATTTAAAGAATTACATAAACTATAAAAACTTGCACCTTCAAAACAAGGTTCTACTTCTTTTCCTAATACACTTAATCCTAAAAAACACCCATCAGTAAAAACATAATAACGTTTCCCATCAATATATTGCCAAGATCCTTTGATGTTTTTAGCATAAAGTTCCATGGATTGCGGTCGTTCAACAATTATATTAGCTTCACTATACAGAGCAGTAAATAGATAAACATCTGCACACGCATAGATACGGGTAATGCCATCTTCATCAAGATGCGGCTCCCAAGCAAAATTAGGATTTTCAGGTACAATACCATAAATACGGCCTTTATTACGGGAAGTGCCATGATCAGTATAATCATCGCTTTCTTCATCAAAAATACCTTTTACAGGAGTATAAGGTAAAGTAGCTATAAGCTTTTCAGCAAACTCATCAGTAAGATAAGTGCCATTTCGATTGCCATATTTATAAAAAATACGACAACGAGCTTTAGTAATAACATCATTAAATTTTTCCAAATTGTAAGTAGTTAAATTAAATAGCGTTTTCATTCATTACCTCCGCTATTCGTTGTCGTAGTAGTAGTTGTGCTGGTTTGCTTATCAATTGAAGCTTCATTTGCTAAAGTTTTTGCTGATTTTTCCTCGTTTTCTAACTTAGGGCGCCCAACATCATTAACTGACTTTGAGGACGTCTAAGTAAAGGAGGTTGCAAGTGGGACTAAAAAGTCTTGAAGCTTAAGAATGTTATTTTCTAATTCTTTCAAGCTAACTAAATCGTCTTGAGAAATGCCTTGCGCAGCCGCTGGTACTAAAAAGCTATAACCATTAGTTGCCATTTTTAAAGCAGAAGTAATATATTTCTCTTCATTCTGCACACCAACTGCTAAGAATTGATAATTAAAAATTAAATTATAAGAAGATAACTCTTCATTTAATAAAAAACTAAAATACCAGGCCATTTTATTAGCAAATAACATCATAAAAGAAATATCATTTTTAATAGAACTTTCAAGTGTCGCACTACCACCAGAAGAAAAAATTTGCCCGCTAACACCAGCTTGAGAATAAACATTATTCAACATTTTTTCAAGAGTGGTATTTGCACTATCATTTGCGGTGCGCGAGACAATCGCTTCAACATCATCGTAAGTAGTTAATACACTAATATTTTTATTGCCCTTCAGCATCCCTACCGCGGCTGAGTGCATTTCTTCTGCTTCATCAGGTTCAAATAATAAGCGTCCATCATTTAAATGTGGCACTTTTTGGACAAGAATTTTTCTAATTTCATCTAATTCTTTTTCGCGTTCAGTATCAACGGCCGCATCATATTTTAATGCATGAATTATAGTATTAGCAAAAGGTGGAATTGCTTTATCATTAAAAGCAAAGTAAATGGCCGGCACACTCGTCAGCAAAATCCAAGGGGACAATAATTTTCCATTAGAATATTTTATCCATGCAGACTAAATTTCTTTAGGGTAGGCTTTTAAAATTAATTTGCGTTTTTCTTCATTAGCTATTGTATTGAAATAACTTATATTAAATTCAACAATATCCAAACCATTAATATCACGATAATTACTCTAACAATAGCCATTCGGAAGCTCCATTAAAGTAAACTAATCTTCATCAACTTTTAAGACAAGACCGTAATAAAGACCATAAGTTAAAGCCTTGTAGGCAATTTCTGGCATTAAAGAAGTCAAATGAAGAGAAGCTAAAATGCGGAGGCCACGATTATAACCTTCTTCAAATTTTTTTGCTTTTTTCTTTTTATTTTTTTGCTATGGAATTAAAATTCCACTATATTTCAAAAGGGTAGCATAGTGCAATAAAATTTGTTGATATAATCCGTTAGTTTCCGCAAAATGCTCAGACAATGAGCGAATTTGAGAAACGCTTCCACTTTCTAAAATTAATTCAACTTCTTGTTCCGAATATTTTTTTAAATGAGAGTTAGCATAGCCAAGAAATGAAGTGGCGGTTAATTCATTTGATTTGGCTATCATCCCGCTAGCTGCTCGTCTGTAATTCTCTAATGAAAAGGTATTCAGTTGTGCTTCCATTAAATCCCTCCACTAAAGAAAGTAAGTTTACGCTTTGTATTTCCACGCCGACGTCGCCGATAATATTCTTCTTCAATTTCTTTAATACACCAAAGGCCATAAGCAAAAGAATAGTATTTATCGTCGGGTATTCGGGTGTTAATTTGCTCTAAAACAAAATCAGACCCAACCTAACGCACGCGAAGGTTCGCCATTTCTTCAAAAAGACGGGTAGTTAATTCATGCGGCATTAATCTTTCAATCCTTTGAAGAGAAGACATTTTTTGTCCAATTTTTGTTGCCAATAGAGCACTTTTTGCTTCTTGTTCCTTTATCAAGAATCTTACTCGCCCGCCTAACAACATAGAATAAGCATTACTGTTAATTTGTGATTTTAATTTTCCATTTGCCTTCATCATTGACAGAATACAAATTGCATCTCGCGGCTAAACTAATTTATAATCATCATTATCCATAAAACCATAAGCAGGAAGATAATTCCCAGCTTCATCATATGACTCTTTAATTAGTTCATCTGTTAAGCCAACTCCTACATTTTGTTTTTATTAAGTCGTTACACTTAATAACCTATTAAGGCTCATATTTACATATGAGTTCAGACTATATCTTCACTATAAAACTAGTGTCCCCAGCTTCAGATTACTTAATCTTACTTTTAGTCGTTGAACGGTTTAATATATCTTTCCAAGCTTTCTAATTTTTAATTCGTCCAATTGTGTCTGGATGAACAGAAAACTCATTTGCTAATTGAATATTTGACTCTCCTTGCTTACTCCGCTTATAAATTTCAAGTACTTGTTCTGTTGTTAATTTAGCACTTCCATTTATTTCAGGACGTAGATGATTCTATATTGCATGATGAATATTTTCTGAACAAGTGGTCCATTCTAAATTAGTTAAACAATTATTAGTTTTATCTCCGTCAATATGATTAACTTGTAATAATTCCATATTTTTGACGGGATTAAAATTTTCTAAGACCAACCTATGAACTGAATAACGATGCCGTGCTGTGGGAGTATCAGTAGATCGTAAAGCTACTTTTAAATAACCATCTTTATCTTTTGTAAAAGCTAAAAATTTATGTGTCTTTTCACTCCATACTCGGCCATCATCTGTAATATAATAGTCATATGCTAAAGGATATTTGCTATAAGTAATTTTAATTTTTTGCATAAAAGCCTCCAAAAAAAGCTTAATTAAAGATATACTAAATTCGCTGCTGATTGTCCTTACAAAGGAGTTCCCAGCAATTCAAGGGATTTATAACTGATATTAATATCAGTTAAAGGGCTAGTTAAAACCCATTTCCATCAATAATAACCCGCATTGGGTCATAATCACGAATTAATTTTTTTAAATCTCGACATTGTATCGAGAAGGGTTTGTTTTCAGGCGTCCTACCCAAAACAACAATGTTGACTAAGGTGCAGTAAAATTTTTCTGCTTGAGGATTAACTCTAAATACACAAACAACTGTTTGATCGTGTAACCTACCTACGTCTACACTTAAAATGTAAAAATGTTTAGACCCCTCTCTATTAATTTTGTGCAATTCTGGATTTTTTAATTTTCTATATTTTGCAAGTTTATCATATGAATACCAAGAACCTTTTGCGCCACCTCGCCAAATTGATCCATATTCTGCTGCGAAGCTTTCCTCATTGTAAGAAGGCGACATCCGCAATTCATTGACATAATCTGGTTCAAGTAAGTGATGAAGCATTGGAACACGATAATCAAATCCCATACAAAAATTATTTTTAGGATTAATAATTGAACCTTCGAATACATCGAGCAAAAGTTCATAAGCATAAGTCCCTTTCTATCCTGCAGAACTCATATAAATTCTTTGCTAATTTGGTTCTTTTGGATTTACACTATTATCTGGAAGTCTACGAGATACATTCATTAGCGGAAGCACAACTTCAGTAAGAGGTGCTTCCTCATGGTCTCTGGTTTCATCCACAAGGCCTCCATGCCGCCTGCCACCTCGCGAACTATCTAAGGCTCCGACTACATCATAACGGCTTCCATTCTTAAAAGTTAATTGCACATAATCTTTGCCAAAGTTGCCAGGGCAATCACTAACATCTCCACCAATAACCTCTTTTCGCAATAGGGGCCAGTGGGCATAAATCTCATAGAGCTTCTCACGCGCTATTTGCGCCCCCTACGACTTGTTTGGGGCTGCGATAAATCGCTTTGTTCCAGGCATAAAAATACATTCTAAAAATTCGCATAAAATTGTAATAAATGATTTAGCTGCCGCACGAGGAGCGGTCATATAAATTTGTTTATAACGCATTACCGCACGAATCATAATTCTCTAATAAAAGAAAAGCTTAAATCCATCTTCGGTAGGTGTAATTGTATCAAGAAACAAATCAGGGTAAGCTGTAAAATGATTCATTACTTTTTCAACATTTCGCTAGTTCTTAATTAAATAATCTTCATTTAATACAATACCTTTTTCTACTGGTGTCCCCAAGCGTTCGCCCACATGAATATTATTGGTGTTAGTTAGCTCTCTATGCGTTTTTAACAAATCGACAATTTTAATCACCTTCTTTTTTTAATTTTTGTTTGTGAGCGCGATAACATAATTTATCATTATGACTATAAACCTTGCGATCGCGCTACGTAATTAAAAAGAAAAACAAAAAAGAAACAAAAAAGAAATAAGTTTAAATCTTCTAGTTTAACCTATTATTATTATATCATTAATTTCCATCTCGTGGATTAATTTCTCCTAAATTTGCCTAAAATTCTTCAGCATCAAATAACCCATCATATCCATCACTTTCATATTGGTCTAAGTCAAAAGTTTCTTTCTCAACAAATTCATCGCTCTCATTAACGCGGGCATTTTTTAAGGCTTCAAGGCGTCTATTAATTTCTTCACCAATTCCGCTCTCATTAACATATAAACGTTGGTTAAAAGCCTAAATGTTCTACATTGTCTCATCAACAATATCTTTCGGTACATCATCATAATAAGGATTTTTCCATCCGCGTTTTTCCATCCAAGCAATTAACTCACCAATTGAGTCAAAATCATTAATATTTTTAGCGTTCTTCGGTGTAAATTCTGCTGTTTTAACCAACTTGTCATAAGCTGTCAAAATCTTATCAAAATCCTAACCGCCCCTAATTCGATTATCTAACTCATAAGAAATCTTACAAATTTTAAGAGCTTGGTCTGTCTAAAGAGCGCCATTAACATTCTAAGTTGCTAAAAGTCCATTGTATAAATTTTCAAGATAATTTAGAGCCTCATCATCATAGTTAGCACCCCATTTTTGCCAAAGTTTTCGGCGGTGCGCTTTAGAAACTAGAGGTATTTCATCTTCAAGAGTCCCTTTCTATTTAAGATCATTAAATGCCTTAAAATAGTCCCCCCAATCGATTCCTTTGAACTCCTCATCTAAAAAGAACTCACAATAAACCTTTAAGTAGTTAAAAGGATTTTGTTCCTTAATTTCCTCAAATTTCGCCGGTACAAAAGGCACATTGAGCCAACGGCAAACACGGTCAACGGCGTTCCAATTATTACCGTCGAGTTCAATTAGCTTTGTCAAACAATTGGCACAAATAGGGGCATAGCCATCTGTAAAAAAAGGCGACCTAACCTAAATAAAATTTTTTTCTGCCATCATCATACCGCACTTTTCGCATAATCTCATTCACGATCTCCTCCATCAATAATAACTTGTTTGCCATGGGCAACAAGTGAGTTCAATAAAAGGTTAAGATTGCGTTTTTGAGTGCGATTAAGTCGATAATAGGCGGCCCGCATATCTGCAATAATAGCGGAGCCTGGGCGAGGAATAGGTTTTGCATCGGGGTCCGCAGAAGGTTCAGCTACCTCAACTCTTAAAATGCGGGCGACCCCTAATAGCTCAATTGGTTGGAGACGAGCTAATTTCTCCTCAAATTCCATTTTAATTATATGTTTTTTCATTTTATTAAAAGTTTTTGTTCCTCCTATTTTCGTTCTGCTCTGCGGCGAGCGTCACACTTTTTACAAATTGAGGTATAACCATCAAACGCACGCGATTTTACTGTAAAATTATCCTTATTTTTAAGTAAAAATGTGCCGCATTTCGTACATTTTTTGAAGTTCTCAGGATTTGTTAAGTTTAAAATTTGTTGTTCGTGGCGGGCGACCGCATCGGCAATTTTTGGGATTATTTTTTGGCAGAAAATTGTGGAAATATAGTTTAGGGTATAGGTTTTCGAATAAGTCTGATTTAGGTAGTCCGCAATTTTTTGATTGGGGAATTTTTTAATTTTGAGAGTAAGAACATCGTTCTAAATTGAATTAAGGTCAGCAAAGTCGATATAATAGTTAAGGACTTTTAAAAATGGAGTAGTTTGATTTTCTGGGACAGAGTCGCGGGCGGTATCTAATTCAGCAAAAAATTGGAACGCTGTGTAAAGATGATCTGTGTTTTTAAAATCAAAATAGGCGGGGGTTTGAGAAAGTTTTTGCTAATGCGCCCAATAATTGTGAATAAGGGTTGTTTGGTCAGCAGATGAAATATTAAAAGGGTTGAGCTAAGAGAGAGGCTGAAAAGCGAGCTAATCATTAATTGAGAAGGGGGCTGTCAAAATCTCACAATCAAAGTCGGGCGGCGGTTGCGGGACGGGTGTTATGAGATTATAGGGATTAGTGCGAATGTGCTGATCAGCGCAGTCCTTAAACATAAATTGCTGACGGCGTAATTCAACGAGGTCGTGGCGCAATTTAAGCCATTGGAATTGAGTAAGTTCTGAAGCTTGTTGATTGGCTTCACGAATTTGTTGAGGGGTAAAACGCTCTAATAGTTCTGCGCGGGGTGGGGTTTCACGCTTTTGATTTTGGTAGGCCCATAAGTCAATAAGTAAATCGGTTTTGTCAATTTGAGCCAAGAGAGTTAAGAGAGACTCAAATTCAGGGGTTCCTTTGAGTAAAGACAGCGTTTTTTCTCGCTCAAATTTTTGTTGTGAAGCTTTTGTATAGTAGCGAGTAGATGTAAGCGGGCGGGCCTCGGCTTCACTAAAAATTGGACTTTCAATTAATTGTTCGAGTGATTCGGTTTCGTGCGGAGTATTCCAAGTTTTGGAGCGGGCATTAAGATCGCATAGCCGTTCTTGGCGAGCATTTTGTCCTTCAGAATTTTTGCCCCATAATACATAGTCTGCGGCCTTGTCCAGTTCTGTCATAGACGGCGGGTTGGTTAAAAAGGGTTCATGTGAAAAATAAAAATTTAAAAAATCGGAACGTTGCTATTGCGTTTCAAGTGTAAAGTCAAAATTAAGACGATTTTTTTTTGGCATTTTTTTACTCCTTGCCTTATTAGGCAGTTTTGTGAATAGAAAGGCGATTCTCGCCTTTCTATTCACAGTATAACATAATTTTGAAAAAATGTCAAATTTTTCGCGAAGCGATTTGAGTTTGTGAATTTTTTTTTGAAATTTGAGTTTGTGAATTTTTTTTTGAAATTTGAGTTTGTGAATTTTTTTTTGAAATTTGAGTTTGTGAATTTTTTTT